CTGGGCTGTAAAATTCAGAATCTTTCCCATCTATTTGAATAAAGTATCTTTTGTAAAACTTTTCTGCCCATGTTTCAGCTTCTAGAATATCTACCAAAATCCAGACATCTTTTCCTATGATGCGTTCAAGTATGTTGTTATTTCTGTTAGATGCGTATATTTTCATTTACTCTTCTTCAACTTCTGCGTTATCCATTAATTCAAGAACGTAGTCTCTATATCTATCTGCGTATTCTTCTGCTGAAGTAGAATCTGCTGCCATTTCTAATTCTGCTTCACACCATTCTTGATAATCTACGTATATATTTGAAAATCTGTGTTCGCCAGATTCATCATAAATAAACATTCCGCCCATACCTCCTTGAACTGAAGGTTCTGGAAATATTTGCAGTTCCTGATTTATGATATTTTCAGGCACATTGAGATAATCGTTCCATATCTCATCTATGTCCTCGCAATTCTCCCAAAATTGTCGATTAGGCCAATTGTTGTGGACATCATCATCTGCAATTTCTTCAATGTACTCATCCTCATTGGCATCGTTAACTTCTGGTTGTGAATGATTCTCAACAACATTAAACAATTCGTCAGTAGTTAACATTTCAACAGGAGTAACTAAACTTACTGTACCTACGCTAATTTTACATTTAGTTGTGAGGATTTTCTTTATCTCTTCTTTAGTTACTTCAACAGTGCCTTCTTCAGATTCGCTTGCCTTGCATATATTGCAAATATAAAAGTTATCTACAACTGCTAGTAGTCTTACCCAACATGTTCCGTGTATTCCAAACATGCTGCTAACATTCATCATATTAACTAAAGGAGAATTTTTAAATAACTCAACCTTGACCCAGATATTCTTTCCGATAGCTTGTTTGATTTCTCTTTGAAAGTTATCTTTGTTTTTTCCGAATAAATTAAATTTTGAAGATTCAATTTTCATGATTAATCTCCCAGTATTTCTTCTGTAGTAAGGCAGTCAAGCGGTTCAAATAATGTAAAATATGATTTAGGAAACCCAAACGAAGTTGATAATACCTTTTCTTTTTCAGCTTCATTGCAAGAATAAAAGCCAGAATGAGTTACTCTTCTATCATTCAATATATTAACAATATACATATCTTTTGTAGCTTCTACTATTCTTATCCAGCTTTCGATTGTATATTCATTTGAACCTCGACCTACTCCATATTTAATTACTTCGTAGACCTTAACCCAAACGTCTTGCCCAACAAATTTGTCTAGAGTATTTTTATAATTTCGCATAACCGTATTAATATCCTGCATATGATAAGATTTCAACTATATCTTCGGGCAGATAACCTAAATTTGAAAGCTGTTCAAATATGAATCTAGTTATTTGAGAGTCTTCATTAAATTTATGCCGAGCTTCATCAATTATGTCGTCAACTTCTGCAAATTCAGCATTAGGTAAATCGTTATCTATTCGCATTATGTTATACCTTTCTAATAGGTACTTCTCCGTTATTCATTTCAAATAACTCTGGACAAGCTTTAGGATCTAATACTAATTCTTTAATTCCATAGAAGCTGTAAGGTTCATCTTCCTTCTCCCAAACTATTGTGAGGTTAGCACAATCTTCGAAAGAACTCATAGAAAGTTTCATTGTAGGAGCAACTACAACAGTGCCACCAATTGGATCTCCTGCAAAGGAATATGAATTAATTACTACTTCTGGATTAAGATCTATTGATTGCAGTTTCTTACAATCTCTAAATGCACTACTTCCGATATGTGTTACACCAGAAAGGTCAATGTTCTTGATGCTTGAACCTCTGAATGCTCCTGCTTTTATAGCAGTTACGTTATTAAATGTAACAGTTTCTACTTTGCAATTTTCAAAGCATTTAGGAGGTATTTCAGTAATAGAATCAGGAAGATTTACTACTTTACATTTATCGGGGAATTTAAAGTTAGGAAGCTTTTCCATCCCTGCAGGAACATCGATAACTGTTGCTTCAGGATCATACTTGATAATAGAACCTGCCCTAGAAAGTACGCCACCCTCTGATTTAACCTTGAAGAATTCTTTGAACTTAGGATATTTTGCGATAAAATCGTAAAATGCATCCATTCCAAGAGATCTATCTCTTGCGTCATACCAAGAATCTGACTGGAAATGAAGCTGATACTTTTCTCCTGTATTACCCTTGTTTAAGAAAATATACAAAGGCCCCCTAGCAGTGTAGCTTTTATAATAATTATCACTACGTGTCCATGCTGTGCACCAGTCGGCCTGACCTCCACCGCCCATTCTTGCTAAAGCAATTGAACCTGTGTAGGTTTTAGGGGTCCAAACTTCCCAATCACCATCTGCAACAAGAAATTCCTTATCGTCGTCTCCAGCCTGATGTGCTTGCTTACCATGCAACTTCTCTTTTTCTCTGTCAGTGAGTTCTCTATTAGCTACTGCGTTAGTATCAGACAAGAATTGCTCTACTGTCTTATACTGATTTATATCAGAATTAGGATAATGTCTGAAGTCTTTAGAGAACAGCTCTAAAGCATCTTTGACATTTGTATAATCGTCAGGAGTAAGATTGCCAAGCTTATGCTGCTTAATAAGCCAAGGACAATATTTTCCGCCTTTTCCCTCGTCGTAGTTTGATGTAGGATCAATTTCAATGATTTGCTTAAGAACAGGCTTTGTTAAACCTACGCCATTTTGAGTTTCAAGCTGCTTAACTGTAAGAGCTGCACGTATATAAACTTTCATCTAGTTTCCTCCAAAAATTTATGTTACAGGATATTCATTACCTTGAGTTGTTTGTATCCTAACTGTTCCCTTATTCTCTCGTACTAATTCAGGGCACTTCTTTTCATCGCAAATAAGTAATCCTATATTGAAGAACGGATAAGGTTCATCATCTTTTTCCCACTGAATCGTCATATTGGGACAATTATCGAATGTACCAATATCAATTGTAGTAGAAGGATAAAGTGTTATAGGCTTTGAAGGTTTTGCTTTGCTATCTGCAAAAGCATAAGGACCAATGGATACTCCTTCAGGGTTAAAATCAAATGTAGTGAGTTTGTTACATCCTCTGAAGGCATTACTTCCAATGTGATTTACATTACGCAAATCAATTGAATTAACTCCAGATTCTTTAAATGCGTTTGCTTTGATTGTCTTGACATTGTTGATGTTAAATTGCTTTATATTACATCCTGCGAATGAACTAGGGCTAATCTCCATTAAGCTTTCAGGCATTGTAAATTCGGCTAAATCAGCACCTGCGAATACGTCTTTACCTAACTTTGTTACTGTATTAGGTAAGTCATCTTCAAGACTCGTGCAGTCTTTGAAACAATAGTCTTTAACTTCTTGTAAGCTGTTACTGTGATTAATTGTCTTTAAACTTGTGCACCCCGAAAACGCATTACTGCCATATACTGTAACAGAATCGGGAATATCAATATGAGATAATGAAGTGCAATTTTTAAATGTATCCGAAGGAATTTCTGTTAATGATTTAGGCAAACGAACATTTACTAGTGAAGCTAATCCTGCAAATACTGAGCTAGGTAATGATGTCATTGTATCAGGAAGTACTACTGTTTCGAGGCTAGAAGGTAATCTCTTACCTGAAAGCAGACTACCTCCTTCAGGAATAACAATCTTAGTAGCATTTGGATCATAGCCAATAACATTACCTGCCATTGTTTGAATTCCATCTTTATTTTCAAGTTTAAAGAATTGCTGGATCTTAGGATGCTTAGCACAGAACTCTGTAAATGCTTGCTGGCCACGCTCATGATCGTCTATATCGTAGAACCAAGAAATTCTACCATCGTTTCCGAAATGTGACTGATACTTTTCACCAGTGTTATTCTTATTAATAAAAATGTAAAGTGGACCTCTAGCTGTGTAACTTCTATAGTAGCTATCGCTTCTTGTCCAAGCAGTACACCATTCAGCTTGTTTACCTCCACCCATTCTTGCAAGTGCAATTGAACCTGCATAAGTCTTGGGTGTCCAAACCTGCCAATCGCCGTCTTCTACAAGACACTGCTTGTCGTTATCACCTGCAAGATGAGCCTGTTTGCCATGAAGCTTTTCGAGTTCCTTAGGAGTTAATTCTCTATTACCTACTCGTCTAGATTCGTCTAAGAATTCTTGAACTGTTTTATACTGATTGATATCTCTCTTGCTAAAATGTTTGAAATCTTTAGTAAATAATCCAAGAGAATCTACTAAGCTGTTTACAACACTATCTTCGCCTTCTGCATCAAGGTCAATATTACCTTTCTTATATTGACGAATGACCCAAGGAGTATATTTACCTCCTTTTCCTTCATCATATTTTGATGTAGGATCTAATCTAACTAACTCTTCAAAGATCGACTCATCCATATCTGGAGCGTCTTGTTCTTTGAGTTGCTGAATTGTTTTTGCTGCACTGATGTAAACCTTCATAGCTAATTATCCTTTACATTCTTCTAATATTCTGTAAATATGAATTATAAGCATTTCAGTATCAATCGCGTATTTTAATGTTTGTTTGATTGATTTCTCCAACTTGTCTGAAACACAAATATTATAATTAAATATAAGGTTACTCGAATCAAACTTATCTACAAGCAACTTAACAATAGTGTATCTCAATTTGTTGAAATCGCTTATCTCATTAGATAATGTTTCATACAATTCAAAAACTACAGAATTTAATTCTTCTGTAGTTTTCTTAGTAAAATAAGTTAAAAAAGATTCATTCATATGATTCACCCGTCGTAGCTACTCGCAATATCTCTTAAATCATCTTCTGGTATAATCTCTAACGGTTCAAGCAATTTAAACATTTCAAAGAAATCATCTTTCAAATCCGCATTAGGTTCAGATTCTAATTCTTCATTTAGTTCCCTTGTATTTAAAAGGTTAGGATATATACATTTGTATTGTATAAAATCTCCAATGTTATCAATTACTTTGATATATTTTTTAGCTCCGTAATTATCTACAACTAACCAGTTATCAGTTCCAACGATTTCTTCTATCTGTGCTTCAAGTATCTTTCTGTTATATCCCGGATCTTGATAATCTATATCATATTTAGGTTCAGTTATTCCTACGTAATTTTTCTTCTTAGGAATTGTTTCAAGTGCGGAATCAACTAAACGTTGCCAATCAAAATCTGCAAAAGCTCTGATTAACTTTGCAGAATTTAGTAAGATTTCCGCCATATCAATTTGTGCAAAATTTATTCTATCCCAGTACATAGCAGGAGTAGACGTAACTATGTGGACGCCCTCGTCATCTTCATTTGCAGCTAAATCTACATCATATCTCCACTTAGGGGAATTAGAATCAGCTTCATTATTATATATAATTGTTATTTTCATGCTATTACCTTGGGTGCCTATTGCTCTAACAAAAATACGCAAATAAGGTAAATTTTTTATATATTCTTTAAATTCATTTTCTATCTCAGATTCAATGATACTTTCCCAAAGGTCTTCTGCATCTCGGTAGTTTTTAATTTGAGAATCATACAGCACTTGCCTTGCTTCAAAATTGCGCTTGAATTGATCTCTTTCTCGTATTAAATCTAATTTTTTACTAAATTTTATATACATATTATAATTTATTCCTCGTGTACACGTAACTGATCTATCCGAGATTCAATCTTATTTTCATAATGTTCTATTAATTCGCTTGTTGTTACTATGTTAAGCGGTTGTTCCGGAACATAATGACTCTTAAAGTCGGATTCCGTAGTTGAGCCTAATCCTAAGTTGTTTGTTACTATAGTATCACGTATATTAGTTAATGAAATTACACTTGCATTCGCATGATCAGCAACTGCGTAAAATTTATACTTTCCGTTATTTATAGAAAGTATTTTTACCCAAACGTAATCACTAGAGTATCTATCTGTATTAGTTAACATCCACAGGTCTTTGCCGATAATTTGATCAACTTCAGAATAAAGTATCATATTGTCATATCCCGGATCTTGATATTCTGGATCATAGTCTGGATCAGATACAGAAATGAATTGGCGTTTCTTAGGCATTGAAAGTAATTCTTCGTATAAAAATTGCTTCCAATCTAAATTAGCAAATTCTTTTAATAACTGAGTAGAATAAGCTAATTCGTTTAATACAGCTTGAACATCATGTCCAGCACTAGTTCTAGCCCTTCCGTTACTCCAAGAACATATTGTTTTTGTATCTTTAGTAGGATGAATACATACATCATAATCCCAGTTAACTCCAGATTCTCCTTGATAAGAAGATCTTGAAATGATTATTCTGGAAAATAAAGAATCATAATCATATCCGCCATCTACGTATATTTCAACTCCGGGCATATTCTCAAAGTATTCTGAAAATCGGTTGTATACTTTTCTAATTACACGATCTTCCCAAGCATCTGCAGCGTCATTAAATTGTTTTGTTTGAGATTCATACAAAACTCTTCTGGCGTCATATTTCATACGCCACTGGTTCTTCTCGTTGATTAAATCAGATCGTTTACTTGTTTTTATATACTGCTTCATTTATCCCCAACCAACTATTGCGTCGACGTATAAAGTATTTCCCTCTAATTCATATCCGTCTATGTCATAGGATTGCTTAACTCCATCAATATATAAATCCCATGTTTCTACATCAAATGACATATCTCCACCTATAGTTGAAGTATATGTTCTGTCAACTATCTTAACAGTGCTTGCATGAATAGTGTCTTCATAAACTCTATTGGGTCCATGAGGGAATGGGTGCAATTCATCGTTGTTACACCAATAGTAGGAGATAACCAAATCGAGATCGGTTCCTTCAAACATAACTGTTTCTTGTACATTTGAAATCTCTGAATGTACGTTTATTGTTTTATATCCACTCTGATTATTTGGAGTAACTATATATCCATCATCTGATGCAGTTATGTTTGTTGAAGCAACTAAATCTTCCTGTTCCTCCATCAATTCATTGTATCTTGTTTCTAATGCGTTTATTAGATCATAAGGATTATTACTTGTAGGCATTGTATTCTCCTTAACCGAAGTATATTGCGTTTAAATATGTTACAGGAAAATCATCGGGACCCGAAATGTATCCGTAATGAAGTTTACCGCTAGATACGCTGTATTTGATTCTAGTTACACCGTAAGGTTTCAGAAATGCTTTTACCTCTTTCTTAAAATCTGCAAGTTTTACTGAATCTTTGTTCATCATCGGTGCAGATTTAAAACTAGAATAACCACTATAAGGCCTTGCAGTATATCGAAGTATATCATAATCGCTGCCGCTAACTTTTACAGCAGAAGTATGACTATAGTTGCTATCATGAAAATATGTTTTTAATATAGAATAAAGTCCAGCTTCAATTTCTTTTATTTCTTGATAAGACAACTTAAGATCTGTAACTGAGGCTCTAATGTATCTTTTCATAAATATCTCCTCAACTAATTTAATATATTATCATATAAGGTAACCTATAGGCACGTCGTATTGAATTCCGTCGTTATCTGACCTCTCTCCATCATAATGCCAATAGTAGTTACCTTTAGCCGATTTTGCGAGTGAGTAACCTTCGGGGGTAGGTTGTAACATATCAAGCATTTCTGCCGATGTATATGCTTCTATTGGATAAGATAAACTGAATCGGTCTTTACGTATTTTAGAAATGAATTCAGATCCGTCTTCTATTTTGAGTTTTCCATAGTCGCCTAAGTCCCATGTATCCAGTCGTATAATGTACCAAAAATGTTCAGATTGTCCCACTATTTTTGCCCAATAGTATCTAATCACATCTACACTAACTTTAACCCAGATATCTTTACCTAGAAATTTTTGAATGTCTTGAGTACAAGTTGAAGACCTTACATATACTTTCATGTATTGCTCCTATTCGGCATGTATTCTTCTATTTCCCCTTCATAGTCTAAAAATTCTTTTCTGCTTGGAACTGTTCTAATCTCTTTATATGAAATTGTCCATTTATCAATTTTCTTTATATTTACTGATTTAATCTTAAGGAATGTTTTATCATCTGCTTTTGCATCTTTATCAGGATCAATATCTGCGATATCTCTTATATCAAATACAAATGCCCTTTTTTGGGCTGCAAATAATACAATTACTATTCCGTATACTCCTCGAATTTCTGCTTTTAACCTCAATCCGTTTCTCTGGGTATCAGTTAACTGATTAAACTCAAACCTATCATGCTCAGTACATTTGCTTTCGCAATAATACATATATGGATACTTATAGAAGTCGAAATCGCATATATTTCTTGAAACACGATAAAGCCCTGACATCTGGTCAGGAATTCTATCAAAACTATATCCATCCTGAGGACGGTTCAGCCATAACTTAATTTTTTCTTCTGCTTTCTTTCCGTGTTCTGTATCTGCCATAGCTACTCTACATCATCATAATCATCGTCATGAGAACCATACTCCGCAAAATCATTAAACACTTCCTCTGTAGTATATACAGTAAGCGGATCTCTTACATGAATCATAGTTTTCCTCGCTGTATAAACTCGTTCCAAAGATTCATTTAACAAAGGAACTACACGACCTGCTAAATAAACACGATATACTTTATAAAATTTGTAGCTGCTATCTGTTTGGGAAATTATTTTTATTGTGCAATCATATACACTATCTAAAGATCCGTGTTTACTAGGCCCAACATTTGCTGCTATCCAAATATCTTTTCCTACAAACCTATCGAGATGATAAACTATATAATCTTGTGAATAATCTCTAGAGCAATATATTTTCATGTTATTTCTCACTTTATAGGTTTAACTAATGTCCTGATGTGGAGTCGCTGCACAGAATAACCTCCGGCGTATATGGATTCTACTTCGGCTTTGCCGTCTTCTCCAGTAACAATTCCATTAATTACTGGGCCTATATTTCCTCTAGTAACGCGCAATCCTGCCCAACTAGTTACTGGACCTGTAATCTTTGTTACTCTTTTAAGTAGATCAAGGATGAGATTTTCTCCAGCTTTTTGGTTCTGCTTGTGAATATCTTCATCAGTCATATACCAGAAAGATCTTGCATAATTTAATGATCCGTACATAGCTTCGAAGGGATTAATGATGTGATCAATTTCGAACTGACGCTCTCTGCTTGATCTCCATCTATCAGTTTCTTCGATATTGGGATATAATTCAGCAAGACGTTCCTTTTTTAAGTCGTAACGATGATAGGGATTACCTTCATATAAGATAGTATCTGCGTCTGCGTTAAGTTTGTCATAAAAAGGCTTTGACTTATACTTGAGCTTTAGATCGTATTCATCCCATTTCTCAATAATGCTATTCATGAATTCTTTTAAGCATTCAGGAATTCTATCTATCTCGTCTGCTTTTTCCTGCATTGCAGATAACTGATTCTTATATTTATCTAATATCCCTTGAGCTTCATTAATAGCTAGACCAGAATTATAAATGGATTCTGCGTCGTCAGTTATATTATAAAGTGCTTTACCTTCAGGACTTTCATAATCATATCCGTAGCTTCTGACAAGTCCCCAAGTATTTACTGGAATATCATCAGGAATCTTTCTACGCGCTGTAACTTTCAATTCATTGATAAAAGTTTCTAGTTTGGCATAATCTTCATCAGATAACTTTCCTGAAAGGAGATTAAGTTTCTTTTCAATACTTGCTTCTTTCTTAGCTATCCAAGCAACCTTTTTATCAATCTCAGCTTGCTTCTTTGCTATTTTTGCCTGTATGTCAGAAATATTTACTGCTGATTTAATGTAAACTTTCATATTAATTCTCCTGGAACTTTTGATATGTTATACTCAATATAACGATTCTCTTTTAAGAATCCCAAGAAATATGGGCAATGTCTTCTGCATTCATTTTAGCTACATCATAAGTGATTGTGTAACCATCACTTTCAAGCTTTGTGAGAATAGTTTCAAGTATTTTTCCGTTATATGCTACATCATATTGGCCACAATTTGCTGCCGTGTTAATAAGATAAGCAATTTCCTTTTCCTGCTGATCTGCTTCCGCAGTATCTGCAACAGTCTTGACATCAGCTGCTGCTTTTAATGTTTGGAGTTCATCCATTGGAATAAGTGCCATAGTATTTCTCCTTTATGGAAATGGTATTTCATTTTCATAAAAGGTTATGGATCAGTAATGCCAAATATTTTTAGGGGGAAGTTTACCTGCATCAATTGCTTGTTCAACTGAATCATCACCCTTAGGTTCAATATATCCTATTATACAACCTGAGATATCAATGTATTGAGTCTTGCTGTCAAGAACCCAATACCTTTCTTCAGTTTCATTTAATTTATGATTGACTAAGTATGAAATAGTTTCAGGAGATACTGTGCTGTCGCTTATATGGATTCCACCATTCTTTGTATTGTAAAAATACTTCTTAACAACAGTTTTGCCCCTATAGGATCTTTTACCAGTTAGCTCAACTAGATTCTTCTTTTCATTAATTCCTTCTACATCATTCAATATAGCTTTTTCTATATCTCTGTAAATATTTTCGGGCACAAAGAAAGAGGGTCTTTCGATTAACTGAACCATATAAGTTCCATCGTCATACTCTGATATGTAGCTAACTCTAAGGTGACTGCTCTTATAGCCAATAGTATTTCCAGGTTGAGAATATGGAGATATTTTGTACTTATTAGTAAGTTTATTTCCGTCTAATCTTACGCCATAGACCCAATTTCTAGGATTTCTTCCTGCTTTATCTAAACTGCGTAAAAAGGAAACATAATGGTGAGGAGATTTATCTTGTTGACTGTATCCCCTTTCAGGTTTTTCCGAAATCTTTATAACTTCCTGCTTAACAATTGATTCTAAAATAGAAAGTTCCTTAACCATGTAATATACGGGGCCAAGTTGTTTACTTGCGTAAATTTTCACGAGATTTCTTTCCTCACTTCCATTAACAAAGTTCCGAGAACATTTTGTCCTTTACCATTGCATACTCCCCAGAAAGTATCTCCCCAAGTGTTACCTTCAATTAATTCTTCGTCTCCAGTATCTCTTAATTTTTGAGCTAATTCAGGATCTGAAAACTTTGCTCGGAGTATGTCTTTCATGATAGAAACTTTAACTTGTTCCCAATCACATCTAAGGTTTATCTTTTTACCTGTTCTCTTCACTTCTGCTACACTAGGGCATACAGACATAGCTAATCTAACATCTTTATCTAAAGACTTCATTGCTTGAAAAGCGTGTTCTGCAGATGGATACATTTCACCATTAATATATAAAACTTCTGGATAGAAGTTTGATAAAAAGAAATATTTATCTCTAAACTTAGTAATGGCCATGCTATATCCTCCTTTGCACAATATATAACGATTCCGATTTAAAATAGCGGATTTCTATAGTCTGTTTGTATGTCAGAAATCACATCATTTAAGCATTCGATAGCGTCATTTATGTTATTCTGTTCTAAGTACTGTTTGGTTACTAAGAGCCTCGCAAGTAAGTAGTTTTCTTTTCCATAGTTGAAGTTAAATAACTCAGACCTTGGTATCACTTTCCATATCCCCTAGTATTTTTTGAAATACTTCTATGAAAAATTTAGCTATTAACTTTGGATTAATTCCGGTATCATCAGATATCTTAACTATACCTTTTGCACATAGAACGCATAATTCTCTAACTTGTTCAAACATCTTACTTTCTGAGCTATCTATTTTTTCAGTTTTCATAAATTTCTTTTCTCCAATAATTTCAAATCTCTTCGAGCATTATTTAACTGTTGTTCTAAAATTCTTATTTGCTCCTTAAGCTGATTTTCTCTAAGTTCTTTTGCATAGCTAGTTAAATTACTAGGTCTGCCTGCTTGCATGTTTATAAACTCTCCTATATTAATGTATATTCTATAACGATTCATGGACACAAAACACCCCAAGAAATTAATCTTGGGGCATTTTGTTAAAAAGAAAGAACTTCAATATGGGCTAACTATAATTTGTTTCATCGCCTTCGGAATAGCAATTAGGACAGAAGCCACCATCTGTTAATCGCATTCCGCAATTAGGGCAGTATATTCTATCTTGGCCTGAATAAGTTTCTACAGCATTATCAACACATTCATCAATCTTTTCAGGAGATACTAATTTAAGATATGCAGAATTCTTCAATCCTAACCTCCTTTTAGCTTGAGATAATATATTTCGCTTAGCTTCTGCTTCACTATTCGCAATGGTCTCAAAATAACTATCACGAATTCTTATATTACCAAACTTATCAGCTACACTGCCTTGGTATGAATACTTTGATGATTTTATGTAGATCTTCATTATTCGCGCCAATTATCTAGAAGTAAATCTAAATAACCAATCATTAATATATTTGTTATATGCTATAACGATTACTGCAATTAAATAAGGTTAGGTATTACAGTTACATATTCTTTATTAGTTCCGAAATGACTTTTGTTCTCTTTTACTTCTACAATATACTTTTCCCAACCGGGATCAACTACTTTACAAACCATAACATATTCTTTAGCATTGGGAATATTTTTCATCACAATTGATAACCACTCGCACTGAGTAAGCTCACAATTCTGTCCTTTGAAATATACTTCGACATCTTGGTATGGAGGACAGATAAATACTGAACATTCCCCGTCATATTTAAATTCTTTAGCATCATCATATATGATATTACGATTATGCTGTTGATGCCAACTTACTAATTCTTGATTTAAGTCACAACCTATGTAAAGTTTACCTAATTCAACAGATGCGTCGCATCTTGCACCCCAGCCTGCAAAAGGATCTACAATTATATCTGAAGTGCAATATTGTGTAATTATGTGCTTTGCAAATGTTTTAGAGAACCAGGAAGGTTGTTTTGCAATTCGAGTTACATTTAGGCCATTAAGTACTTCTTTTGCATCTATAAATCCTCCAACGTGTTGAATCCTGTTTTCGATTATTTGCCACCTTATTCTTTTATCATAGAACGCATCATGCGAAGATAATTTTTTACTTACCTTAACATCATAAAAGCACATAGGCCTATCACTTGAATATGGAAACTTAGGAAAATCTTTAAATAATGCGAAGTCTACTCCAATTAAGGGATTAGGGCATACGTTAAGATACTTAAGCCCGTTAGATTCTTTGCTATTTTTACTCCCAAAAATATAAGATGAGTTCCTCTCAGTAATTACTATCACGTGATGTTTTCTATAAATATCTAATTTAACTTCAATAGGAACTCCGCCATAATCAAATGAACCACTTAACAGATGGCTACCTTTAACCTCGTATAATACTCCGTTAACTTTAAAATCAATAAAAGTGGTGTGAGATTTTCCATTATATTCGTATTGAATTGGAATATTTCTTTCTACTTCTAAACCAAGTGATTTCCAAAAATCATATACAGTCTTCTCCCAAGAACTATCTAATGGAGTTCCGTCTAGTCCTTGAGAATTCTTTTGAGTAGAAACTCTTTTACTTTGTGTGCATTCTATTGAACAGCATAGCTGCGTCCATGGGGCATTGAATTCATACTGCTTACCGCATACATCACATTTTCTATAATGTTGTCTAGTACAGATATGCTGTGCATTATTTTCAAGCGTAAATGGAAGGTTACATATCCTGCAATTTTTTATAATCGGAGACTTTATTACTTCTACCTTAGGTTGTTTAGGATTATTTTTCTTTCCTGCAATACTTAACTTCTCTCTCGCTTGTTCGCTTTGAGATCCAATCTCTACTCCATATCTGTTCATGCAGGTCTGCTTATATGCAGCTAATCTACAGTGTTCTGAACACGTAACGGAATTAGAGCCTGTGTCTTTTAATTCAAATTGATTTCCACATATTATGCAATTTCTATAGTGTGGACCTTCGCAATATTTTGCGTTCTTAAATGACGTGGTAAATTTCTTACCGCATAATTCACAAATCTTTGTGAACGAAGGCATGGAAGCTTTTTGCAATTTTACAGCGCAACCTTCAGAACATGTTTTACGAGGATGAGTGTAATCAAATTTAAATTCTTTACCACAAACTTCGCATCGATGAATTTGTTCCTTTTCTTTTAACGCAAAATCAAAATCAGGATTTCGCTTAGATATCATATCTCTAACAAGCTCTGGAACAAGCATTGGATTACTTACACCATATTTAGAAATACAATTCTCTTTAAACGTGCTAACTCCTACTAAATCAGCACATGATTTACTACAAGTTTTAGGTGCAGTGCTATAAAAGTGATTTTGTGTTATGTTAACTCTATTTCCACAATTAAGACAAGCAACATAATGTTGTCTTCCACAATATACTCCACGACCCTTTTTGATAAATAATTTACCACAAATTGCACAAGGTTTTAACCTATCCTTAGGTACATCAGAAATAGATGCATCATACTCAGGATCATCGTCTACAAAAACTTCTCGATTTTTCAAACTGTTTAAAAAGTTATTCATAAATATATTATAAGCCCTATAGGCCTATAATACAAGTCCCAGAATAAAAAATAGGTAGGAAGAGTTAACTTCCTACCTGAAATTTGTCTGAAAATCTGAACGATTACTGGATATCTTCTGGCTTGAGATAAATTGCTCTAGAAATTACGAAGGAGCAAGTTACCTTGACAAGGCCGCCTTCTTGTGACATATCGCCGTTATTGAGATTTCGTATCCAAGCGCCAGGACACTTAATTATGTCTCTTGCTTGTCCGCCAGTACCATCGTATCTTATAAAGTAAATTTGTCTCATGTACTGCGAAGGCAATCCAAGTGTCTCTGTCAACGGATTGTAAATCTGTCTTCTCCAAGCTCTTAATGCTTCAAGTACATTAGGTGTTGTATAGCAGTTAAGTGTCCAGTTAACATCACCGTAATCAACTTTCTGAGGGAACTTGATTAAACCGTTACCATAGTGTACTGTAATTACATCTTGATTTTCTTCGATAGCGCCTACTTCGTCTGTAGAGAGTGTAAGTGTATCAGAAAATTCTGCAGGGCTGGATCCGTCCATGTTGTATATACGGATTTCGAAGTTGTTTTTATACAGAGGGACATATGAATCTACGCCTAACATATGATTTGTACTTTGTCTTATCTACAGGTCGCAACGCTGTAATCTCTGATTTTCATCAGAAGTTGTGATTATATCTTCATCCTATTGCTAGGAGCCGCATTTTTCTTCTCGCATTTGCTTCGAGTTCTACTCTCCCTCAAGGAGATAATCGATGGACCTTTCGCTTGCTGTATTAAGTTTAGCGAAGTGGCTGCTGAAGACCAACTGGTAATAACCTTTAGGACATATCTCTATGCGTTTATTTCACCTTGGGTCATCCTGTAACTTTTTTCTGCTTTCGCTCTATCACGCTTATCTTTTCAGATTACGTTGTAGCATACAGGCTTTAAGGATTCAGAGCAATTAACGCGGTAGCCGACACTAATTACTTAATGTCGAGGGCACAAACTCAACCCATTGCTAATGGTGTAAACATAACTTTTATTTCTCCTTTACTTATTTTAGTTTGATATAGATATCAAAGGTGAATTTTAAACCTTTATTCAAAACATATTTATCATTTGAAAAATATAGGTACAATGTTAAACAATAAAGCGAAGCAAACAATATATGATAAATTTGGTGTAGAAAATATTCGTCAATGCGAGGAGTATGTTAATATTTGCCGGCCGAATAAAAGCTCCGAAGTTTATAAACAATTTGAGGAATTAGTTGAACAAAAAGTTAATCAAGCTACTCAATGGCTGTCTTCTCGCAATATTGACTACAGTTGGAATGAAAGAATTGATGGGCACTTATACAGGTTGTATATTCCGGATAAAGATCTGTTATTGGATTTTGAATACTACCCTGTTATAAATATGAATTATAATTATATTCGTATTAATTATTATGATAATATTATTTTAATTTTAGAGAAGTTGTATCCTCAAGTTATTTTTGAAACCAATGAACTTGAATTACATTATAAAGTTAGCCAGAAAGAAATTAATAGATTCTTAAAAGAAAACGGGCACAGCCCTATATATGATAATTCATTGTTGCGAATGGCTTGGGTTGACAAAGAAACTATCTGTCAATGCTATGTTCTAAAAGGAAATCAAATTATTTCAAATGTTACTCGACGAGGCTATAAAATTAATCATGGTACATTTATGCTTTTGCGCTATCTAAATGAAATGTTTGAAATTCCAGAAATAGTGATTAAAGATAGTTTAGATAATTCGTTTAACACTGATGCTTATCCTGTGTGGGGACTTAAAATTATTAATAAAACTAGTAAAAAGAAAATATGGTGGAATGGTGAACATAATAAATGGCACATATCTCAATCTGAAATTGATAACTATGTGCCGTTTTATTTTACTGAGAAAGTTGTTTATTCTTATAAGAAGTGATTAGTCCCAATCTTCATCTTCTTCAGAATAATCTTCTTCAATATAAACTTCTCCAGTTGTAAGGTTTTTTAATAAGAAGATAAAATCGCAACCATCTCCATTAGAGCCTGCGATATCCTCAATAACTTGTTCTGCTGTCATATTCTCTTCTTCTATCATATCAGATTCTAGATATAACTGCATGTTATCTACCATTTTCTTAAGAGCATCTAATAATGTGTTTCCCGAAACTGTAGCTTTACGTATTTGTCCAGAGCCGAAGCGTTCATAAGTTTCAAATTCAACTCTGAGTTTCACATTAGGCTTAGAAGCTGCTGTAATGTTTGAAGGAAGTTTTCTACCAGTCTTTTTCATATTTCTTACCCTTTCTTATCATCAGGTCCTGCGGGACTTTCTATTTGAATATCTTTTGTATTATAAACGATTCTTTGAACATGACGTCCTGTGTAAGTTAACGATACGCAACCTTGCGTGTTAAGATGCAGTGTTGATTGATATAGCGCTCCACTTTTGAGGTATTCAAAACTACCTGACTCTCTTTTTATTCCATAATCTTTATCAACTTCAATTCCAAATCTTATTTTTCTATCAGATTCATATGGAAGCTGTATTGTTAAATAATACATCGATAAGTATTTATAGAATAATTCCCGGGCTAACTCATCTGAATCCGCTACATTTGTAGATATTATTCTTAATGTATATCGAATATCTACAGGTAATGCCCGCTCGTTGTATATTGTATTTGTTTTATTGTCAAAAGCTGCAGGTACTCCGAAATGTGACCGAGTAAAATTGCATAAATCAGTTATTACTGGCATATCCGGATCTCTTGCAAGCAAAATTATAGGATATGTTATTGTATCTTCTTTTACTTGAGCAAATACTCCAGCGTATGTTTCAGCATCTGCTATAAACACATTAGGTTCTGCGTTTTCAGAATTTATTGATTTTTGTAAATCATCTGCAATTGCTCGGTCATAAAGATAAATCATTACTTATCTCCTGGATGGTAAGTTCCGCTATATGTATCACCACGATAATCAGAGTCTTTTTTAAGAAAGTGGCTAGAAGAATTAAAGGTTTGTGAAATTTCTTTTCTTGTTCTTCCAACGATAGGCTGCCCATTTGCTATCGGAACTACTTGGCAAACGAGATGATCCGCTGCAACCATGTCATAAGTAATCTCAGTAACTCTGAATTTTCTTTCGGTTAGTTCAGAATATAATCCTGACATTGTAAAAATACTGTCTTTTTGTACTTTAGGTAAGTTCCAGCTACAGTGGATTAAAAATGGAAGTTCTTTAGAGTTATCTACAACCCACCCGTATCTCTTAAATGTTGTTGCTTTTACGTTACCTTCAAAGAAGATATATGTGTCCATAGGTTCTGAATAAGAATCAATTTCTGGTTCACCTTGCTCGTTTGCTTTTGCAAGATTAGGAAACTGATAAGTACAAGGAACTCCTTGCATAGAAAGTGCGTCATCGTAGCGCTTTCGCATCAACTTTATATCTGGACCTATTAAGTGTTGAGCCATTACTCGTCTTCTCCATATCCGTTATCTTCAATAATGTCATCAATGTTTGCTACATAAGTAAGCCAAGTCCAATCAAATAATTGTGTTTGACTCATATATGTTAGGTTAGATGCTACTCCGTCGTTTAACTTTTCTAAGAAATCCGATTTGCGGCAAACATAATCTACATCAATCCAATCAGGACAATGTTCTACGTTAAATGCAACAATGTATTCAGAAAATAATTTATTGCCCATTGTATCGTATTCAAATACAGGGAGTTTTCTTATCTTATCATAATTAAGACCAGATAATGTGATAAGATAAGAAATTTGTTCTCCGCTAAGATGTTGATTAATTTCAAAGGTTACATCAAATCCAAACTTGTTTAACTCTGCAAGGATTTCATCTGTACTAAATTCTTTAATTATTCCAGATTCAGGGTCAGGAGTTAATAAACTTCCTTTAGAATTTACTAAGCAAGCAAAAAGTGTGCCATATTGAGTATGCTGAACTAATATAGATGTACCACTTAATCTATGACTACCGTCATCTATTATTTGCCTAACTGTAATATATAAATCGGTCGAATTGTTTGATTTACATTCAGATAACTGAAGCCAATTGGATATGTTGTAACGTAATGGAGCATTCATGCAGTAGCCCTCTCAGTGTCTTCTAGATATTCTTTGTGTTCTTTTATCCAATCTCGCAACTCTAATTGAAATCCTCTTAAATAATTGGTATCACTTTCAGGATACTGACTAAAATAAGTTCCAATCATGTCTAACTTAAGCTTAAAGTATAATACTTTGTTTTCTTCATCAGTTATTTCTGGGTTCTTTTCTATGAATATGAAATAACGAGTGAGTACTGAACTAAACGCTTTATGAGTTACAGCATTATATTTAGACAGGTCTGCCTTTTCAAGAGTTTTGAAATTAGTTGAGTTATAATCTTTTAAGTTTTTGAAAAATATGTCAGTTAGTTCTTTTGAAGATCTCACGGTGTGAACTCCTTTCTAAATTACATTAGAATTAGATTCTCGCTCAATAAAACTACTGTTTTAAGTATCAACGAGCTATCTCCGTAGTTCCTACGGTTCAATATAAGTTTAAATAGTTAACATAGATAATCCTTCTTATCTTCAAGCATTTTGTTATATATAAATCTGACACATCCAAAAGTTTTATTTAATTTAGTTTTTTGATCAAAATCAGGGTAGATTCTAAATTTGTAAGATTTGTATGCTTTCATTTAAAATCCTCCCATTCCGCCTTCGCCCTCTTCTCCGCCGGATTCAACATTGATATCCCATTTCATAACTGATGCACCGGTTTGAGGGAATGCTTGTGTCAATATTTCAGTTAATGCTTTCTTATAAGCATCATTTTCCTCTACGCCTAAGTTCTTAAGCAAATCAATAAGTGAAGCTGCCTGCTGAATAGACGCATCACGCTTCTCAAATTGTACTTGATCCATGTTTGTGATAATAGGAGACATATTAAGAATATACTTATCCTTAAATCCGCTCATATTTCTTGATTCGAAGTATTTGTTAAGCGCATCTCGCCAACCATTTTTATAAGCTGTTTCAATTCGAAGCAAGTGATTAGCATATAATGCAGATCTTTGTGACATTACAGCACCTGCACCGCCTAAACCTTCAGCAGAGGAAAAATTCATTGCTTCTTTAGGAACGCCCAATACAGATAACTTCTTATCTTGATAATAATCAAGAAGTTTATTCTCACTTTCTGTAGGCTCACCCATGTTAAGGTCTGTAATAGATACAGCATCTTGGCCATTTACTTTAGCAAGATAGATTAAGTTATTAGGGCTCTGAGGATTTACAAAACTTTCTGCATTACCTGTAGCTGTATTAAGCGCTAATTGCTGCTCAATCATGTCTTTAATTATTTGCAGATTTTGTCTTATTTCATCTTCCTCAGTGGTTGTACCGCAATCTACGTTGATGAATCTTACTGTACGAGTTAACGAAGAAAGTAACATAGCGTCCTCTAAAAGACTTAATGTTTGTGTAGGCTGAACTGCTTGTGATAATATAGGTTCTGCAAATTGAATATCATAACTTACAGCATTACCTTGATTATCTGTGCCTGTAATGCTATAGTTTCCAAGTAATCCGCCTAATGAAAAATGAATTACAGAAGATTCAGGATAGCTGATTATCTGTTCACCGGAGAACGACGAAGTATTAGCATTTGCAGTTTCTTGATAAAGGTAACCTTGAGGTTGTCCTTGATACCACAAGTGAATAATATCCTCAGGCGGTATCATATATGACGGAATAATGTCATATTCCATGTTAGGAAGTGTATTATCGTCTAAAGATACAAGGTTTCTATTCTGATGAGCTCCAGGTACTCTATACATTTCCGTTGTTGGCATATATAGCTGACCAATTGTAGCTAACTCAAGAATATGGTCTCTTGCGTAATCGTTTACTCGCCATCTTTTGAAGCAAGTATTTATAATATCAGCCACTTGCTGATGATTTTCATCTATTGCAGTTGCCCAAATAACGTCGCCTGCAGTATTTGGCGTAGTAGCATCTGTTGCATAATAAGATAAAGCAGTGCTGATTTGAGAGTCTCTTGCAAGTGCTCTCATTACTGTTATCTGTGTCCTAATATCTTCAATATCTGAATCTCCGCGAAGATCGGATATCTTGTAAAATGTACCGCCTACGCAAACAGTACTTCTCAAACGAGAAGGAAGGTTAAGCTTTCGGGGTCCAAATAATTTATCTAACCATCTAGGCATTCTGAGAATCCTCCAACTTTATAAATACATACAAGGTTACTTCAAGAATTTCTCAAGGTCTTCGTCTATCTGGTATCTTGCAAAGAATTCACTCTCTGTAAACATTGGAAGATCTAATTCTCTTGCAGCTTGAATAGCAAGCCCATCAATGTTTTCTTTGATGTCTCCAACAATGACGCATTGAACCTTTTTATCAAATTGAGTTACAACCTCTGCAGAGTAGCTTTGTAATATGGCAACTATATCTTCGGTAGACCCATGCATAAATGTTCCTGTTATCATTAGTTTCTTATTTCTAAGAAGAGGCATTCCGTCAAACTTAACAATTCGATTTGCTTCAAGCAATTCAATTTGTTCTGAGTTCATTATTGTATCTAACTCAATAAGATTGCGAGGTTCTGCTAACCAATTACCAAATCTCGGAGGCAATTGCATATCTAATTCAGTTGCAATTCTTCTAGGACCTTCAAAATAATATTTAACAGTCTTATAAGAATTGTTACATTTATTGCAGAACTTAACCAGCCATTCTCTATTCATTCCTACATCGCCATTTATGCTTGCAAGAAGTACTTCGGACAGATGATTCTTAATCTTAATATCAGAATACTTTGGAAGCAACAATAGATCAGGAAGTATCTGAATCTGCTGTTTAGTAATTGCTTTATCAAATTCTTCTATAGTTAATTCTTCTAAACCAAGTATTTTACAGAATCTCTGGATTCTAGGATATAACTTAGAGATACAAAAATCATCAGAACAAGTCATTGGGCCATTAGAAGGTACATCAAGAATCTTGTTGCAATATGTGCATACAGTTCTTGTAGGTAACTTATCTTCTAAAGATTTAGTGTCGCTCCAGATAATTTTATCTCCATCAAAAACAACTTGAGATCCTTTTTGAATATTGAATTTAACAGCATCGGGATAATCAATGCTGATAGACTCATTATTACCATAAGCTAAACCGTATTTGATATAACCGTCATGATCAGTAAATCTTTCGGGTTTCTCTGATATTGTAGCTGTTTTTAAATGCAAATCATAATACTTTGCCTTATTCTGACCTTCAAATATAAAGAATCCTGAAAGCAAAGGATATTCAAAAGGAATATATGTGTTATCTGTTATATATGATCTAAGTGTTTCTTCAGTTGCATTAATTGGAACTGCCCAACAAGGTAACGATTCAAATCCTACCATCTTTGTCCAAGCTTGCATGGATGATGGAGTTATTTGCATTGCTCCACTTTCTACATTACCTACATAGAATCTATATCCAGGTGTGCCAGATTTGATGTCTTCTACAAGTCTATTAAATTCGCAATCAGGAAGAAGACCTTCCTTGGATTTAATAGTATTAGAATAGAATACACCAGAAATATCTGTTGTACCTCCGTGAAGCTTGATAGAATTAGGAACTAACCCCATTCGTACAATTGTTTTGAGGAAATCTTCAGGAAGTTCCTCTAATACATTGATACCTTGATACACTTTGTAAAGTATTCCATGGGCATCGTAGCGGAGTGTTACAAGCAGTCCGGTCGGTACGATATATACTAACGAACCGGCACTACAAACGGTTTTTGTGAACAGCATTTTGTGTTCCTCCTTTAATTAAAATCTTCTATATTGACTACCAAAACCAGGTAGTGGTTGACGTGTTCCTGTCCCATATCTATTGGGAAACATTCCAGTACCCTTTCCTGTATTCACTGATGCTATTGCATTAATAACATTCTTTGCAGGAGGCCGTACTAAATCAAGATGGGCGATAGCTGTAGAACAAGCACCACAAAGAGCGTCTGCACAGTCCTTACCAATACCTTTGCTATTGTATCCATTAGCTAAACATGGTAGAGCGCTACCTGCTCCTGCATTACTTTGAGGTTTGTGGTCGATTCTATCTCCATTTCTCTCTAAGTTAATCATCTCAATTTCTTGCAGATCGCACTTAACTAATTCGATTCTCTGATCTTGAAGCAAGTTTCTAAGTGAGATATATGGGTCAATTGTTCTATCTACTGAAATCTTATCTGTCTCAAAACCTTGCTGATCTAAAGTCTCTCTTACATAAGAAGATTGATATTGGTCGGTAGTAACTAATCCAATATTAAATCCACTTCGCCTCAACCACAGTATGAAGTTGATTACTTTCTGGAATGACATTTTATCTCCTCTAGGAGCACCGATAGCTACTTGGAACATCTGTCTAAAGAATGGCATCATTATCTTCTTATTTGTTTCAATATCTAATATTGTCTTATTACCATCAGTTACTACTCCTGAAATGCCAATATGGTCTGACTTTTCAGCGAAGTCGATGTGAATATACATAGGTAATTGCTTGAGGTAAGCAGGAACCACTTCTAGATGAAAATGACGTTCTATTGTATCATTATCTCTTACGCCGATTTCATAGTAATCCTCAAAGAAAGGATTTACTCTAGTAGTGCTTACATTAGGAGTAATCATTTCCTGAGTAATGAAACCCATTGAACCTACTACTGACCTACCGGCTATATCTCTTAAAGCGATATCATAATCGGCTTTGAAGTTAGGTTTATAATCCGCAGGAACTTCCAGGACCTCATAGCCTTCATTTCTATATTCCTGTAAATGTTCTTCATCAGAATTTTCATCAGGGACAACGAAACCTCTCTTATATCTATCACCGATAGTAATATAGAACTTCTCTTTACCAAATCTGTATGCAGGTAATACTTTCCACTGAGGTTCATCAAAGAGATACATATGCGTATTGCCTGCATCTATCTGCTTTTCTATGTGGTCAGAAAGATAATCATTATCACTATTCTTAGATGAGCAGGTGAACATTTTACCATATATTCTACCTTCAAGCTTAAATGTACCTGTAATACGTGCATTAGCTGTATCGTACATTTTCTTCATCTGGCCTTTAGATATAGTAATATCTTTTATACCGGCACGTGCGAAGTTTACCTCATCCATGAGACAGTTATGAGCAATAACATCACTATCCTCAGTGTGTATTACAAAATTATGTAAGTCTCCTGCATTGACAACGTCATATACAGGTATTGAGTCATCATAATGAATATGTTCTATTTTAGCAACTTTCATTAATAGACCTCCGAATTAATTAGGCGCAACATGTCGATATACAAAGTATTTTCTATCCTTGTAATAATCATTCATAATGAAAATACCTCATCATTCTCAGTCAATTCGTCTAATCTCTTATATGTACCATCTGCAAGCATTACTTTATGATCAGGTGTTCCTTCAAAGACTGTACCGTCTTCTAAAGTAATTTTTATAGTATCGCTAACATATTTCGTTTTTACAACATCAGCATTTGCATAACAATATTTCTTCGCATCGTAATCGTATTGCAATACATTAACTGATTTACCATCTAATTCAGATATAGGGAATATTCCCTTATCGGTGGTTATCTTTGTATCACCAACCAAACAAGCCCACAACTGCATGCCGAGCAAGTGTGCAGCATCTGATGCGGCTACGATTTCTATCTGATTTCCTTCGGGAATGAATATTGGTTTAGTTGCACTACTATTCTTTGTACCATGCTTCATAAACCAAGGAGATTGTATCAGTGTATCGTGATACTCTCGATAAGCAACTGAAGTTGCAAGTTCTTTGGTCAAGTTAGCAAATCCAATTGTTGCTCTGGAAACTTCCTTTAATCCGAAATATCTTTGAGGATTTCTATAACACATCAATAGATATGTCATATAACACATCATTGAAACTGCTGTTGATGTTTTACCGATTCTTGTAGCTCCGGATAAGATTACTTCATAAATATCATTCTGAGCATCGAATACACTACTATATACTTTCCACCAACCTGGATATATTTGATTACCACAATCGTTAGTTTCACCTAAGTATTCAGGATCGCATAAAAATCTATCAATACTTACAGGAACCTCTTTGAAATCTACTAAGTAGACTTGCTCAAGAGTTTCTGAATAACCTTTATCTCCAAGTTCTTCAAGGATTTTTAAGAAATAATTCTGCTCAACCGGACTGGAGCTATTGTATATAGCTTTAATACGAGATATGATATCTTCGTAATCTAAAGAATCACTGCGTATCGGCTGTATCAGGTCTGACATCTTGTTCCTCACTTGTTGAACGGTTTTCAGCAGGTTCAGCTTCAGGTTGTTTGGTTTCAGTCTTGCGTAATTCAGTCAATAATGCCTGTGCGCCGTTTCTAATTGCATTTCGAGATTCTTTAGGCAATATTGCAGCACCAAATGATGTTTCTTCATTTACATCTCGAGGAGGTGCTATTGCATCTAAATCTATGTCTAAATAGGGTTTGAGTAAATCTTGCGACATAACCATTGACTTCATTAAATCGGCTTGTACTTTAGTTAGCATCATCATTGTAGCTGGATCAAAATCATCCATCTGTGCAAGATTTGCATCTATAGAAGCGTATAACTTATCCTCAAGCCTATCCATTACTTCTGTATATCTTATTATTCTTGCGACCTGATGGTATACTTGTAATACTGCAATGTTTTGTAACGCTACTTTTGCAGAAGTTATGTCGTTTTTCTTACATGTTAAAAGGGCATCTCGCATTTGAGCTGCCTGTGCTTGTTGTTCTCTTAAAAGGGGATTTACTAAATCATCTGAGGTACTAATTGTATCCTGAGAATTGCCCGCCCCAAAGGTATTGAGTTCGTGTTCATCTATCATATTAAATTGTACCTTTATTTCTTGAATTATTTGATAATTGTATATAAGGTTAAACTAAAAAAGGTAGGATTGCTCTTACCTTAATAGTTATAAAACCTAAATGAATTGTCTGTTTGTAATTACTCTTCACTGCCCATTAAATCGAACATTACTACACCAAGATTAGCGATACTGTCTTTGGATACTTCGTCATTGCGTGTAGCAAGAATGTCGATTGCAGCTTTAATATGAGATAATGCTTTATCATTATCGGATGATTTCTTTGAAGCTGTTACTTCTGACTTTTTTGTTTTCTTAATCTGCATTTATGTATTCCTCCTAGAAATTAAACTGCTATTCTCTGTGTTATTTATTTCTCATGTAAATCTGACGTAGATTTGATATAAATCTTCATATATGTACTTCTCTCAAATTAAAATCCTAAATCAATTCCTTCTGCTTTGAGGGCTTCGTAGAAATCAACTATACCTGCGTAGTAAGGATACTTAGGTTCCTCTCCATAGCCTAACTCATTACCTAAAGTTAATGCATATTTATACATCTCTTTTGCATATCCAATATCACCCGGCTCTAATTCAGGAAGTAATATATTGATAACTTCCATCTGTGCATCTTCTGGAAGTAACATAAAGCACTCATACATGTCTCCAGAAGATTCATCGAGACCATAAGCGTTGTAAATATTTTCAACAGCAGCAGTCTTATCGTCTTGACCTCTGTCTAATGCTCTTTCATAATATTTTATAAATTGATTATATAAATCCATTTATTCTCCTCCTATTTTCATCTATTTAATCTCCAAAATCAAAATTATCTAATGCAGGATTTCCTGTATATGTAGGAACATAATAATGAGAACTCGGTATTACATCATATCTCAAATCTGAAATACTAAATTCTTTAGCAATAAGGTCTATAGCATCTTTATCAGCAGCAATTGCTTGACTACATATGATTTCATATACTTGAGAACGAATATCATAAACTACACGACCTCTTTCTATTGACCTATATCCTTTTGAAATTAAATCAATAGCTTCAGGAAGCTGCTCTTTGATTGTTGTTTCCCATTCTGTTATATGATTCTTTGTCTTACTGAATTGGATGTAGCCTCTATCTTCCACCCCTTCAGCCACAGGACAGAATTCCCCTACAACGTTGCCGTTGCAATACCACCAGATGCCTACATTTCCTTCGGGAGTAGACTTTTCTGATTCAGCTGTCCTTACATATAACTTCATTTATCTCCTTTGAAATAGTTACTGCTTATAAACTTCACCTAACTGAATATCCATATCATACTCAACAGTAGCTTCAATATCTTCTTTTGTTGTAGGATAATTACGAGCTAATGCTAAGCCATAAAGAGTATCTACTAACTTTTTCTTATTTTTATTCATATCCCTTTTATCAGACATGATATAAAATACTTCTGAACCAGTATAGCCCCATAATTCTGCGGATATTGTTACAATTTCCATTTATTCTTCTCCTTTGAAATAATTATTTCCATCTTCCCAATCATCTTCGGGATATTTGCCTTCCATAGCGTCAGAAATCATATCAGCTAACTTACCTGATTCTTCTCTGTCTATGACCTTCCATTTCCATAACCAATGTATCATCTCGCAAGCTTGATTAAGCTCTTCCATTGAAGCAGAACCTCTTCTAACTTTTGCGATTACATTGTTTACATATTTGAGTTTGTAATCTATTGTCTTTTGACTGATTTTGCTGTGTGAATAGATTTTCATATCGCTCTCTCAATAAGAATGAGTGTTATTTTATCATAACGATTCAATCATCGCTATCTGTGTCGTTTAATTTGCCTGCATCTTCGGCTGTCCAAGGAAGTGCTTGAACAATAGGCCTCAGTTGATGCATTACACCATTTCCGTCAAACGGCTCGCTTTCATAGCAGGTAAACAACTCGCCGTATGTTTCTCTTTCCTCTTTGGTGTAATAACCTTTAGCGATACATTGCTTGTATACTTCTAGTAAACGATCTCGAAGTAACCCTTTAAGGGATTCAATTACGGCTTCTTGTGCCTTTAATGATTTTCTATCTTGAGCATCTCTTAATTCTCGATACTTTACAGTTTCCTCATTAGCTTGCTGCAGAAGAATGATATCTTTTTTCAACTCCTGCATATCTTCTGCCATAAAGTCGAATTTATCTGATAAAGATGTTACCTGATCTGATATCCCGGTCATTTGCTCCGACATATGCTCAAGCTTACTATCGTAATCTTTTTCTTCCTTTTTATCTTCTCGTTTTGCTAAAAATTTTGTTTTACGCAATTCCCAGAATCCAGTACATGCGAAAAATGCAAGTAAGGCGACAAAGAAATCTACTACTAACTTGCCCCAATCAAGTGCTTCTGCGGCTATAATAACCATTTTTCCTATTCTCCTAAAATCATAAATTTTAGATGTTATTTCATAATTAATTAAGGTTAAGACCTATTTGATCTTAACCTTTGACTGATAGACAACCATGTGCTTGCCCAAATATTATAATTTTAACGAATCGGCATAAGATACCAATAACCATCATCTGTACCCCAAAGATCATGCCCAAGCACCCAGTTCTCGTTGTTTAACAAGAAACGTCTAATCTTAGAGAACTGAAAAGGATCTGACATATCAATATCATCATCCATAATGATTATCATACCCTCTTCTTCATTCCAGAACTGATCCAGTCCGAACTGTTTAAGTATTTGTTCCATGCATGTAATCCTTTCTTAGCTTCGACTGCTTATTTACGAACTATTTTTCCTATTTTAATTTTCTTTTTCGTTTGTTTTTCGGGTTCTTCTTTTACTTCAAGCTCACCAATATTTTCTTCGTCAAATATATTTTCGTCATCGTGAGCTTCTTCGCTTTCACCCTTTATCTCATCTAAATCAAGTTCGGGTTCAACTCTATAAATATCAAATCCCGGAGTATTATACTTTTCGATGTAATCCTTTAATACCTCAAACTTCTTTTTGAAATCTTTGCTGTTTGGATCATCCTCATCACGATAAGTATCATCTATGTCTTTTTCTAATCTATAAAGACATTCTTTCATCTCATCTTGATCTGGAAATCTCTTATAGATAGCAATCTCTAATTTTGCTAAATCCATTGTAGTATTTATGTCCCATAGATATTTCATCATATACGTGTAGAATCTTGTATATGCAGATTGAATATCACTAGAAGTAATTACTATTTCTTCTTGTTTCACGATATGTTACCTAGCTCTCTTTGAATTTTAGCGATTAATTTATTAATATCATTAAAGGTGTTGAATTGTTTAGATTCTATACCAATATTCTCATCTTGTACAGATAATACGTAGTTTTGATAATAAGTATTGAAATCTATGTCAGGAAGTTCTTGGATGTACTTTTTGACTGTTTCAAGCATATCAATTAGAAATCGCTATCCTCTTCGTCTTCGTACTCATCATCCTCGTACTCTTCGTCTTCGTCTTCATCCTCGTCTTCGGGAAATTCCCCACGAAGTTCTTCGAGGTGGTATTCAAGTGCTTTAGAATATCTGCTTTCCCACTCTTGAAGCTGTTCTTTATCAAGATCTTCAACTATGAACCCATCTCTAGCCCACTGTCGTACTTCTCCGCCAAAGTCATATTCAGCTAAGGAATCAAGCCAATCCTTAATGTCACTGTCGTCAATTTTTTCTCTTGATACAAAATCCCACAATTCATATACATCAGGTTCGAATTCATATTTAGGTGACATTTCTTTTATCTCATCAAGTGTATCTGATGAATATTCACGAGAATCTGGAGTATCTTGACCAAACAACTGCGGGTTATTTCTTACGTAATCAAGCACTTTTTCCTCTAACACCTTAAGATGCTCATCATATAAGTCGTCAGGCTCTGCACCTCGTTCAACCATATCATACATCCATTCTGGAATATCCGAACCTTCAGTGAAGTCAATAATGAAAGCAGCATCTCCTCCACATGTTTCTAATCCGTAACCTTCATAGAATCTATCTCCGTCGTTACTCCAACGATATCCAAGTCTGTTGATAGCACGAATTAATTCTGCACCAATGTTATCGCACTTGCCTTCGTAAGGTACGCAATTATCAAACATTGCAGCTAATTGATCATCTACAGAAAGTGATGGATCCACTTGAGAAACTGTCATCTGATAATTTAATCTACCTCTTGCGATATCTGCAATGCGTTTTTCTTCTGCAGCTTTTGCATCTAGTTCGGCTTGATACTTTCTTTTAGTTTTCTCACTTATCTGTTCTGCACTTTCATAACCGTATTCACTTGCATCTTTAGGAAACATCATGTTTCCTACACGAACATAATCAGATTCTGCGGATTGGATATACTTTCTTTTCATATTATCACCTCTACTAAATTAATGGACAACCAGAAATCTGATTGTCGCACTAATTTAAGTTATTTATTATTTACTCTGCGTATTCGTAATCAAATTCTTCGATGAGATCTTCTAATGAATCGGCTACGTCAACTTCTACACCGTCTGGATCTTTTCTATTCTCTTCAGTATCAAAATATGAATTGTACTTAGATACATAGAGATTAGCATCGGCGAGGTTAGGATGTTTTTTGAGGGCTTCTTGGAGGGCTTCTTTAGCTGCCCATAAGTTATCTGCGTAGAACTTGCCTAAGCAGTACATTCCATCTGAATACTTTTGCATGAGCATGAATACAACACTGAACTTGCTGTAATCTGTGCACTCAATGTCTTCATAGGATTCATCAACTTTTCTTGCAGACCTAATATAAATCTTCATTTCTTAATTTCTCCTTATTTATACACTTCTTTTATTTTGCTAACTAATGGATATAAATTTGCAGGAATTTCTCCGAAAGATTTTCTTTTTGCTATATATACATCATAATACCATTGAAGAGCTTCTATATCGTTGCATAACTGCTCAAGTGTAGGTATTGTTATTGTTTCTCCGCCTGCATATTTGCATAGACTAATCAGCGATTTTGCACCAATTATGCTAAACAACTCAGGAAGATTTGCAAATTCTGGTGTATCTTCCAGAGGAGGAAGAAGTTGCAGTAAATATTGAAAATCTAATTCTTCTGCTACAGGCAAATCTATCATAATATATTATGACCAATAACTCTGATCGTCATCAAAGAAGTCAGGGCCGTATGTTGTTCTGCCATCATCAATTCTTAATGATTCGTCTGCAGGAGCATAATCAGCGCCAGCACCGAGACCGAATTGAGCAAACCACTGAGCAATGAGCTGATCTAATACAGCAGGATCAACTTTCTGAATCTTATCATAAGCTCTATCGTCAATCCAACCCATACCTCTCTCAAAATTAATCCAACCAATATTCTTACCATTGTAGAAAATTGTGTGGTTACCTTCAAGCTGATTAGGATTTTCAATCTGAACATTAGGATCAAGCATGATGTTGAAGAATACATACATCATAGGTTCACCCTTATGCTCACCTGCAAGAGCTCTTACTAAGATTTCGTTCTCGTTGAATTTCTTATCAGCAATCTTCTGAGTAATCTTGTTAGAAATTTTATTAGCGGAACGGATATATCTCTTCATGATATAATATCTCCTTTATGAATTTTTATACAAATAGATATAAGGTTACTTTATCTTTTTGTAATTTATCTTCTTATTTGTTGCAACCTGCCCTTGATCTACATCTATCCAAGCAATATCATCTAAATCAACAGTTGCTGTATATACTCCATAACTGCCTCCGTAGCTTTTTGCTTCCATATATGAAGGCGTTACAAATTTTCCGTTCTCTATTGGATATGAGCTGTATACAGTTATCTTACCAGTGCGTATAGCAGCTAACATATCTTCTGTGGTATAGTCCTCAGTAAATCCTTCCGAATAGCCATCCCGATTATTTTCAAAAGCTTCTTGAAAAGTTTGTATATCATCTACCGACCTTATCCAAGTATACATCTCTTCAGGAGCAGGATTAGTTTCATTGATAATTTGAAACTGTTCTTCTTTAGATAACGATGCTCGAATATACAATTTCATTAATAATCACCTGCGATTAAATATGCTTCATCGTAATCTCCAGTAACTCTATAATGTTGCAATCCTCGCATTAAATCATTCATATTGTACGCATGAAAGTACCGTGTATCTGGATCTACTGTATTTTCTGTAGCTTGTCCATATTTAGTATCAAATGGCGGAGTGTAGATAGTTAATTCAACGCTATCATAATCTCCACCTTCAAAAGGACTACGCCTACTAAACCATTTAGTTAATCTTCTTACCCAATAAGGTAATGCATTAAAGCTTTTCTCAGTTGCACTGTCCCATCTATCATATTGATATCTTAATCTATCAGGAATAGTAATACCTTCGCGATTCTGTTCAATTAATCTATACCCATCACAAGTATCTTCAATTTTCTTAACGATTGAATTAACAAAATCATAGATCTTTGTATAAAATCTTGCATTGAATGAAGGCTCTACTTGATCAGGTGTCATTGTAGGTGAAAATGTAATTCCAAATTTACTGCTATATGAACTGTTGTATATGTTATAGGAAGGAATATCTACGCTAACAGAATATACAAATTTGAACACGTAGTCTTTGAATACTGCTTTTCTTACTGATAAAGATAGACTTATATCTACACCATACTCATCTGAGAGTTTCTTTAACTTTTTATTTTTGTCAACTACTGTATCAAATACATTATTGGCATAAGAAATTAGGCCTTGAGAAGTCATTGATTTAAAGAATTGAGCAAGATACTCGCCTACATCAGTTATATCTTCTCCGCGAATTCCCGAATCAATTCTATGATAAGTTAATACATAACAATTTCTAGAATCCCAACTGTCATATACTTTACCGTCAATTATGGTAACTAAATGACCTCCAGGTCCGCCTTCTTTACCATTATCATTACAATGAAGAATATATGTACCTTGATTATGTGAATCTGCAAAACTATTAACTGTGTATTCTCTACCAACCAATATTGCTGCTTTTCCGCCGCCGAGTTTTTCAATTACTTTCTTGACATTGTTAGTAGAATTATACTGCCAATTAAGTCTCCAATTTTCTCTCGCAGAATCATTCAATAATTTTCTTGCTTTATGATAATCCATATTAAACGCAAGAGAAATAGCACGGGCAGTACAATCGCCAGTGTATGTTCCCCTATTATTTGCATTGTATCTGATTAAATCAGCAGCAAGTATATTCATTTACTCTCCAAGTAATTCTAAATAATTTTCACTTTCAATATATCTATAAACCCAATTTTCTAAAGCAGTATCTACTGAAGATATAAGTAATGCCTCAAGTCTTTCGGGACGCATTTCAAAATATCCTACATATTTATATAATACGCTGCTTATTGCTCCATAGACCGCATGATTCAATTCATCTTGAAAAGCATCAAATGTTGGATCATAATCATTTGACATATCAAGTTTCCTCCGATACCTCATTGATAGATTTTACAGGTTCTTGTAAGTTAAAATTAATATCAAATACAATCGCATTATTAGACCTTGCTAATCTGCTAAATGTAAGGTATGTATAGTTAGCGCCATTGAGCGTTTCAATTACATTTACCATTATATCGCCGATGTTAACTTCGTCTTTATAATAAATCCAAAGCTCATTGTCATCAACAGCAATTCTAATAACTCCTGCAGTATCTTTGATGCTATTAAGTGTTCCTTTAATTACATTTGACTCACTTACAATGTCAACTATTATCTCTTCGATTGAAGTATCTGCAGTAATTACTTTTCCAGAAACTTCAGTAGACTCTTCTATGTCAGCAACTTCAGCCTCAGGTTCAGGTTCAGCAGATTCTGAGCCTTCTTCAGGAACATCAAATATGTCAACACCCTCATCAACGTCTCCGCCCTCGTCAGGAATATCAAACGAAGATCCTCCGCTATAAGAAGGGGAAAATACATTATGTTCTGCATCAGGGAAGTTTTCTTCAGACGTACCGCCTTCACCAGATTCCTTAGGTTCTGATTTTACATCTTCTGCCTGTTTAGCCTCCGCTTGCTCTTTAATAGCCTGCTTTAATATTTCTTTAGAATCATCATCTAAATAATCTGCAAATTGCTGAACTAATTCTACATTCTCAGGGCTATTAATAGCTGCATGAATCCTATCCCTACGAGGATTAGTTAAATACATTTTTGATGTATAGATTCTGCTTAACCTCATAATCAAATCACCTTCCATTTAACATATATTGCTCTTTTTTGATAATCTATAAGATAATAAATACCTAATTCTTTGCAGTAACGCCAATCGTCATCTTTCATTGGTTCATAATCTTCTATACCGCTATATATCACAGAATCGCTTCCGTATATTTCATAAACAATTACATTATCATCTTCGTGATCAATTCTATCACTAATCATAAATCCTTCGGGAAGAACTATGTAATGGTCTTTGATCTCCCAATAATTAGTAACTGGATAAGATTCCCCATTATATAACCACTTAAAGTTATCTTTATCAACTTTTAAATAACCTGTGTTATAGCCTTTAGGTCCTAAATCTAATACGTACCTTCCATCAGGGACACGAGTTAAAAGTTTTTGTAACTTAGCTTGAAGTTCAGTTTCACTTCCTCCGTTAATTCCTGCTACGCTAATTTCATATAATTCAGAATTTAAACTTGCTTTTATATATAGCTTCATGTATCTAATTCCTCTTCTTCTCGCTTCATGTATACATAAGGCTTATTAACAAAAGTATCTTGAATTATGTAGCTAAACCAACAAGTTGCAGTTAACTTGCAAGCTTCTTTAGAGAATGTTAACTTGTATATATGTTGCCCTGAAAGCACATCTAATAATGCAGTAGATATATCAATCCAAGGTCTGTGTTCATCTCTAGATACATAATCCGAAAATTCTAATTCTTTGTTATTTGTTAAATCATAAATACCTGATAGATCCATATCTCGTGGCATACTATCAGGCAATTTTACACAAATCACGTCAGGTACTTCTTTGGAATTAAATACTTCTGTATGAAGAGCTAAGTCATCCATCTTTGAAGATTGAATTGTTATAGTGAAGCAATTTTTCAAAGTATATACCCCTTTACATAATATATACTTCTATTAAAGGTTAGAACAACTTCTTAGCCTTCTTAACCTTCTTATCTTCGTTATATCTATACTTGCCCTTTATCATTTGTTGAATTCCCCAGATGTTAAAAACAGTCCTTGCATCAGAACTATCTTGAACCTCTTCAAAGGTCAATTGACACTTAGCTAATTCTTCCTTAAGTGTATTCATGTCGTGTTCATTTGCAAAATAATCAAACGAAGCATTCGACTTACCGTTCTTCTTACGTATTCTAGTAGATACTGAAATTGTTCCGAATGTAGGCGAAAGAAGATGATTATATGCAGCTTGCAATCTATGGCTTACGCTATCTGCCGAATAACACTTATTCTTTGCAAGCGACTGTAATGATGTCATTCCATATAAATGTGTTTTTACATTAGGATTACTTGATTTTGCAATTATATCATTGCATTGCGCAATGTATGTATCTTTTTCATCTTGCGAAGCATCATTAGCAGGAGATATCCCGATATAATCTAGTTTACGTCCATCTTCTGCACGCCACTCTAACATATTCTTTAATGCACTAAGATCTTCTCCGTAGTGAAATACTGGCATTACCTTTTGAGGAGACTTAAGTTTACTACGCATATAAAGATAATTATCCCAAGATTTTTGGGCAGATTCTACATAGTCCTCAGGTTTCTTAGGCTGCTGGAACTTACCAGGAATAGTATCAAGTTGAGCGCAGACATCAATATATTCATCAATGCTATTAAGATAATCAATATAATTATCTTCCCACTGTCTGAATGTAGGCTCTTTAATTGATTTATCGGGAAAATGGGCATTACCTGTGTGTATACTAAATGCACCTGAATCAATGAATAACCATCTGCAAAATCCATCTTGCTTATACTTGATTACAGTTTCAATTTCACGCCTATCAAGCTGAGTTACAAGAACATCAAGAGGTTCAAAATCAGGTAGCGACATCAACTTATCATGGACAAAAGGTCTTATTGACCCGCTGAATACATATTTTTCCATTATACTCTCCTTATTTTGTTACTTCTAATCTAACCTTATCTTCTGACACCCTAACACTAAAGTCTTCTCTTTCAATAGTTATTGCAAGATTTGTCTCTCCATGCCATTTGTTAAACAAAGCTTCTGTTAAAGTTAGTGCAGTTTGCAGATCCATTTCCCTTGCATAAACTTTGTTATCAACGACAACTTTGTATTCGTATTCATTCATACAATTCTCCTTACTCGGTATATTTTAAATCGAATATTAATTTACTTATTATAGCGTTTTTAGATAACCTATTGTAATTTAAGTCATTTAAACATTCAATACATGAACTTACTTGATTAGGTTTAACAATTTGCATAAGATATCTGACTACTAATATTATTGGAGATTCCGAATTGTCTGGATAATGTTGCAATTTCCATGCAATACTGCTAACATTTTCATTAAATTCTGTTATATTAGATAACGATTCAAAATAAGCTAATTTGTTTGAATCAAGAGATAAGATATTTTTAACATCTGTGAAAGTTTTTGCACATTTCCAAATTAGTTTATCTTTAACAAGATAATAATTTTCTGAATTAATTGATAATGCAAAATCAGACAAATCTTTAGCTGTTGGCATTGCTACATCAACAACAATACATCTGCTAACAATAGTTTCAGGAATATTTCTTATGTTGGTACAAGTTACTGCAACATACAGATAATCCGGACACTCTTCTAAGAATTTTAATAGAGGGTATGCAGCCTGTGTTACACCTTCATCTAAATTTTCAATACACATAACTGCAGGTGCATGATTATCTAAAAGAGTATCAATTATTGTTTTTAATTCATTGACTGAAGGGTTAACAACAGCTACATCAGAAATATTGAGCATAGTTGCCCATTGTTTAACTAAAAACGTTTTTCCTGAACCAGATGCACCTGTTACAATTATTGTATGCCGATTAGCGTCACATATCTGACGAAGATTCTTTATAGCTTGTGAATGACATTGAAAATCCATATTTAATCCTCGCCAAAGATCTCTTTCAAAAACTTTGATTCATAACAATCGCGACACAGATGATATGTTTTAATTCTATGCTCGCAAGATGCGGCAATTTCAACATAACTATCAATTGTGTTACTATCTACGTAAACTTGATGCTTACAGCTATCACATTCGATTAAGATGCTCACTGAAATGCCCTCGTATCTGGAATTTGTTTAAACCTAAGCAATGCTGCTAAGTACACAATATATAAGGAAGGATCATTAGAATACCCTAATCTGAGTTGCTTAACTGCATTATACACATGATTAAAGAAAAAGTATACATCATATCTTGTCCATAATTTTGCTGCTTTTTTAACTATTGAATCTGAATACTTATTATCTAAGCATTTATCTAGCTCAATCATTGTTCTTAACATTGTGTAGAGAATGTTTTGTATTTCACCGTCGTAATGTTCCGATATATACACTAACGATCCAAAATCTCTATTTGCAACAGCTAACATTACATCATTGTCAGAATAGGAAGTGTCTAATCCAAATATGTATTTTATTTGGCTCTCTGTTAACGTATATCTATCTTGTATTGAATACAAACATCTGCAAATATTCTTTGCTTGATAATAATCAGAAGCAACATTTGCAGCTATTGTATAATATTCCGGTTTGAGTTCTGGAAAATCTGATTTAAGATATTTGATGATAAACTTACTGTCAATGTGCATTATAGTTGAAGTGTTATCTGGAAAAAACTTATCGCACTTGTTTATATCAGAATCAGATTCATATAACAGCACAATACATCCATTGATTTTGCATTTATGTATTCTTTGAACTAATTCTGGATTAAGTTTGCTTAAGAATGTTTTATCATATCTGATAACATATAGTGACGGAGGTACAGGAATCATTTGTTTCTTTTCCATTGAAGGAAGTAATTCTAAAAGATTAGAATGCTCTATTTTAGTTCCTATCTTTGAAGCAAGAATGTCGATATATTTCTCTTTGATTCCAAATTCTGTTCCACCTAAGATATAAAAATTCTTAGGTGAATCTGACATTATACTAAGACCCAGCTCTTGAATAGTTAACATCAGTATTGATCTCCGTACTTAACTAAAACACAGTTATTCGAATGTACTAGATAAGTGTTGTCATTTATTGTAACTTGAAGCTGATCGCCATCTTCGTAATCTCTCCAAGCAGATACCTCACCTTCAATAAGCTCACCATTAGGTAATCTGATATAGCCATAATCAAAAGAATATGTCAAATCGACTACGTTATAGTTGCAACTAGTTAAAGTAAGAAATGCTGTAAGGATTAAAAGTAATGCAATTGACTTTTTCATGATTCAAACTCCTGATGATAATAATTTCTGAATTCTTCTAATAACATTATCGCAACTTCATAATTATCAAACCAAGTTGAGATACAATTTATGCGTCCAGATTTATAATTCGACTTATATAACGAATATGTATTATTGTGATTAAATGTAAATGTAGTGTCTTTTTTAGATGTGTTAATTACTCCAGCAATGATATTAGTATTAGTAGGTAACACTCTCCAAGAAATCATCACCCAAGTATTTTGGGATTTTTGTGTACCATTATCTACAATTAATGCAGGATATTTATGGGTTGATTGCGACTCAGTTAAAATTTTAATCCAATGCTTTTTATAGAAAACAATGTTATTTTTCTCGTCTATATGTGTTTTGCATTCGACTAAATAATGGTCATTTTTAACATCACCAGGAGCAAAAGGGCGGGCGCCGCTTCCAGAAACGACATCCCAACCCATAAAATCGGCTACCATTTTCTCTTGTTTTGCTGATGCTTCCTTATTAGTCATCTACTATATCAGGAATATTATCCTCTACCTCAACTCCGTTTTTATTTATATCAGCAACAATAAAATTACACAACTTTTCATAATACTCAGGATTATTCTGAAGATAGTCGTATACTTTTGCTTGTCCATTTAATTTAACGATTACGCCATCTTCATTTTCAAGTGGCTCTTTAGTTTCGGGATCGCAAACAGTAAACCAAGCTCCACCTTTGCGAATTATTTCGTATCGTTTAATTGCTAACTCTGCAAATTCAAAATCAACCCTCAAACCGGATTGAGCCATTAAGAAATATTCACCTAACTTTCTATCAAACGGAGCTGACTTCTGCTTAACTACCTTAACAACAATCTTATAACCTGCAGGATTTTCTGCTTTTTGAGGAAGCTCATTACCTAAGAAATCAACAGGATTGCCTAGCTTGAATGAAAGTATCAAAGATGAGTAAAATTTAACTGCTTCTCCTCCCGGTGTATTATCTACATAAGGATTTTCCATGTTGTCACGAATCTGATTGATGAGTAATATTGTGCAATCATATCTAGATAATAGCTGAGTTACTTTTCTAAGAAATATAGTTAACAAACCTGCAAGAGATGCTACAGTACGCTCTCCAAATTTCTTTTCAAGTTCTGATTGAGTTACAAGGGAAGGAATTGAATCTAATACAAGTAGCCCTAATTCACCAGATTCTATAAGACCTTGAACTGCTTGCAATATAGGTTCAGCTGCAACATTCGGCGGTTGCATTACTTCAATAGCTTTATTAGTGATGCCTAAGGTTGCTGCCCATTTTCTATCAAACGCATGCTCAAGGTCTAAATACAGAACTTTTTTAGGTCCTCTATCCTTTAGATCTGACAATGCTGTTTTATATTCTTTTTTACCGCTTGCTATTTTCTCTTCAAGAGCAAGAACTTCATCATTATATTCTTGAATGAATATATCTAATGCGTTTTTACATATATCAATTGCGGTGGTTGATTTTCCGCCAGAAGGTATTCCGTAAAATTCTGTTATTGCAGCTCTAGGAATGCCTCCATAAGTTGCCCAATTAAGTGTAGGCGATGAAAACGGAATTTTCCTTCCACCAACCTTATTAACACTCTCCATCAATTCAGGACATGCCCAATCTTTTTCGCACTTTTTGATTATTTCACTGAATGTTGGCATTCTGTCTACGTCCTTTCGTATTTTCTATCAACCAGCAATTGGGACAACCATTACTTTCAGAATTATTATCTTCTGGAGGTAATTCTTTATACTCCCAACCGCATACTGAACATCGATATGTTCTGTTCTTAGTGTAGATGAATTTTACTTTAGACATTGTCTACTCCTTTAACATACACTCCTGTTTGTTTTACAATCGGCTTATATTCAGGGAGTTCTGGAATATTAACTTCATTAATAGGAGGTTGTTCGGAACGCTTGCGAGCATCCCATACTTTTTTAGCACCCATAATTAACTCTTTTGAAAAAGAAATTTGATGCTCAACTTTATCAATTACTGAAGTATATACAATTTGCATTAGTTTGTATTCTTCATCAATTTCCTGCGATTCTACTCCTTTGCTTTTGCGCTGTTTGATTGTAAGTTTAACAATCTCATTATGCTGCTTAAATTGAGATAATGCATCAGAAGCTGCAAATAAATCTAGCGGGAGCGAAGTAATAATCCACTCTAACTCTTTATCAGTTATTGATACATTTATATCTCTAAATTTTTCTTGCATTTCAACTTCACGCTGAAAATATTTTGCAAAATAATTATTATAAATATCGTCTACTACCTTATCGGCAGCATTGAAATCTTCCTGCAATGAAGATAAAGCATTTGCTATTGTTCCCATAATACATCCTCACTTCTTCGAAAGTAAATATGTTAATGCTGTTTCTACTTGGTATTGAGTTGTTTTTAAATCTTTATTAAGCTGCAATAATACTGTTGAAAGTTTCAAACAAATTACTGCATGTGCTTCTGTATAATTTGATAATTTATCTGCATACTGTGAAGGTATCATTGTCATGCCGATGTCTTTCATATAGATGTACTTTACAATATTACACAAGAACGAATGAAATCCTTCAAACCACTTAACAAAGTTTGTACCGCAGTTATACACCTCATCTATAGTCTTAGTTACCTGTTCGTTATCTTTTTTAACAAGATAATTTAATAGAGAAAAATAAGTATCATAATCTGGTAGGTCTAACGCTTCAGTAACATTTTCCATTGTTACATCTTTACTAAACGCTAAACATCTATCGAGATTAGTTAAACTATCTCTCATTCCACCATTAGATAATCTAGCAATATAGTTTAAGGCATCTTCATTATAAGTAATTTCCTGACCCTCTTTGTTTTCCTGCTCAATTACATATTTAAGTCTATTCTGAATTCCTTCTGTACTTATCTTTGAAAGTCTAAAAGTTTGTACTCTTGACAATATTGTTGCAGGAATCTTTTCCGGATTTGTAGTACACAGAAGAAAAACTGCACGTGCAGGCTGCTCTTCAAGTGTTTTCAACATAACTTGGAAACCTTGAGAACTAACAGAATGAACCTCATCAATTATGAATACTTTATATTTCATTCCTATAGGATACTGCGCAGCTTGTGACATCAATAGGCGAATTTCTTCAGTACTTCCATGTGAAGCTGCATCTACTTCTATAGGTTCTCCTTTACCCTCATTGAGTTCTTGAGCAACCAACCGGCTCAAAGACGTCTTTCCACACCCCGCCGGACCTATAAGAAGAAAACATCTGTTAGACAATTTTTCAGATGAACACATCTTTTGAATCAAATCAACAACTAGAGTTTGCTCAACTACTGAGGAAAAATCTTTAGGTCTATATTTTGTTGCTAATGAAGCCATTACATATATCTCCTAATACCATAAAATACATTTACTATAACGATTCTACCATTCTTTACATCTGTTATAGTATCTGCAATAACTAGGTGTACAATATCTTTGATTTTCAGGTTTAGGTGGAGCTATATTCTTACTCACGTAATCTTGCACTTCGCTAAACATTTTCCACATTTCTTTCATGTCATTATCTGTTACTTTTACTTCGTAACACTTCATATCACCATACTGCCTATCTTGGTAAATCATCAAAGCGCTATGTAAGTTAAGTAAAGTGCAATAACATTTTACTTGGTCAATATGATGTGATTTTGGATCTGAAAGTTTGTCGAAACTTATTTTATCAGATGTTTTAATTTCCAACAATCGGGTTTCTCCTTGAAAATTAATGATTCCATCTGGAGCGAACTTGATTGGAGGGTCTTGTATCTCTATCCTTGTTTCAAATCCAAGCTGTTCGCAAGAATACTTGTACGGAGGGTTGAGATTAGAAAGGTATTCTTTTACATCAACCCAATCATTCCCTAAACTTCCAATCAATGTAGATTGTATGATATGATGACACGCTGTTCCTACATCGGCAGTAAATCTCAAAGATCTATCAACTTTAGTTTCAACTTCAGGGTCAACTCCTCTTAACCTAAACCAGCTTACTCGTTTACATCGTATTGATGATGGAGCAAATGTTTTAGATGGAGGAGTTGCCTCAGCTTGACGAATAAAATTGTCTAAAGAAGTTTCATAGTAATCTAGAAAATCACTACTTAATGCAGAATTAAATCTAGCGAGCCTTACTTCGTCAATAGATTTAAATGCCATATGTTACTCCTCTTGGAATGCAAGTACAATTGAAATATTATCCGTCCAGAACAAGCTACCAGATAACTCGCCTTCATTATACACAGGACCAATCTTAATCTTATCGCCATCAATACTTGAGAATATTGACTTAAAGAATGTTGACTTAAAATCGCCTGAATATCCTTCGAGATTTCCAGAAACATCTACGTTAACTTTAAAATCACCGGAACCTCTATTAAGAATTAATACTCCATGCTCAAACTTGAAGAATGTAGAAGTATCTTGTGCAGTTGCAACAATATCTGCTTGACCTAAGAACTTATTAATAGGAGCTACATCTACGGTAATATAATTTTCAGGATACTTTAATGTGCCAAGAATAGCATCTGAATTATAACTTCCTACACCTTCATCTGATTCATACTCTGGAACAAACTGAGAAGTAAGTGTATATCCATCAGTGTCTACTTTGAGAATATAACTATTATCATTTTTCTGAATCTTCGAACCTTCGGGAAGGTTAGTGAATAAGTTAATAATTGTAGGATTAAGCAGACATGTAGAACCTAAATTAGACTTATTAGATAATGTAAAAATAGCATTATCAATATCGCCAATAATTACTTTGCCGTCATCGCCAATCCAAACTTTAGTATATACCGGGTGAATCATCCAAATTGAAATTGCGAACATCTGATGTTCCTTAACAAACTTCCAATCACTAGACTTTAATTCAATAGGATTGCCGTCAGTAATAGCTGCAGGTCTATTAAGTGAAAGGTTGTTTGCATCTAACAACTTAGGCAAAGTAAATTTACTTGACCCAGAATGTAATACGATACCTCCATCTACGAAATCAATTGATGTGATATCCTTATCAAATGAATCAATGAGCTGTCTGAGCAATGCGCAATCTACAAATATTGTTTCTGTAGTATCGGAATCTCCTGAACCTTTAAGCACAATTTCTGTATAAATTGACGGAGCCTCAATGTTGATTCTAAGCTCTTCTCTTGTTGCTGTTATCTGAGCAAGACAGCTCTTCTGATTGAATTTGGAAATATTCTCTTTAATAATTCCTAAATCAACTGCGTTCTGTAATGGCTTGGTTGATACAGTAAATTTCATGTTTTGATTTCTCCTTTATGTGTTTTTATTTTACTATGTCTCCATTAACTCTATGATAGATATTATCTACAAAATTATCATTAGCAACATTATATTTTTGTAAATAATTATCTAAAGCAGCTTGTGCTTCTTCTGACCATATACCGTTTACTCCTAATGCTGCATCACCTATAGGTTTCTTTCCGTCTTTGTCCTTGTATACAGGCAAAGTATATTCACATTCAAATAAATGATACTGTATCCATTTGATTTCTGATTCGGTTAATTGCTCAGTAGCATCAATCCTAGAAGGCCTGTCATATTGACAAGGATAGCTTAATCCATACCATTTATGTGTTACATCTACATCGCAGCTGATAGAAAACGGCAAGAAATTGCCTGCTTCACTCATCATTGCACCTAAAATTTCTGCAGCTCTTTCTGAATTTCTTATAGGTACTTCAGCAATGATTTCGTCGTGTACAGGAAGCAGTACTCTTGCACCTAACTGACTCCATTCTGGGTTATCAAATATCTTAAGCATAGCCATCTTAGTTAAGTCTGCTGCACTTCCCTGGATTATGCTATTTACTGTTTTCCTTGAAGCGTCAGTAATTTTTCTAGAATTATTAATAACTCTTATATGTTCTGCTTCAAGTCTCTTAGTTGCTTTGACTATTTGACCAAAATACTTATAATTAGCAAATTCTTTCTCAAGTTGTTTAACGATTCTTTCTGGAATCTCATTCTTATTCTGGAGGGTAGATGGATCTAATGGATCAATATCGGGATTAACATAACCTTTTCCTGCTTTAAATTCAAAAGGAGGTAATTGCATATCAGGAATATGCCTACGTCTTCCAAGTATGGTTTCTACATATCCTTGTTTGCGAGCATCTCCTTGAGCTTTAATCATAAACGCCCTAAGATTAGGAAACGCATTAAGAACTGCATCATAAACTTTTTGAGCTTCTGCAGTTTTTTCATCATCGGTCATTTGCTTATTTCCCCCAAACAACTGATCGCCGATAGTTTTTGTAGAACGCCCGTAAAGAATTCCTAATACAATGCTCTTAGCACTTCCTCTTCGCTCTTTACCCTCCCTGTTTACTTCATCTGTTTTATTTCCATTTTCATCTACAAAGAATTCAAGACAATCTTCATATGATTTATGAAATGCAAGCGACGCAATAGTAGAATAGATATCTTTATTATGTTGGAAAGCATCAATCATGTTAGGGTCAGAACTACAATAAGCAGTGAGTTTTGGCTCCTGTTGCGAATAGTCTGACGACATCATTACATAAGGAGACGTTATTATTGGAATTTGATACTTTGTCATGCAATATCCTCCTTTCTATTATCTAGTATCATCTGCCATGTAATTGTTCCTGAATCAAATACCTGCACAAATCCATGCTCAACCATTATCTGCACTTCTGTTTTAGATAAATCAATAGTATCATCTTTGAGAAATTGCTTAATATTACGCTTTTGCGAATTAAATCGAGAATATGCTTTATCTGTATTAAGGTTGACCCAAACATATCCGTAATCGCTTCTGCGCAGCTCAATGAATCCTAAGATAGAATATAATTTACCTGAAGTATGTGCTCGATCTGAAAATGATCTGATTTCTTTAGGTTTATACTCCGCAATAAAATGCTTTAGTAACTTACTTGCTCCGCCTACTACCGAAGTATAATTCTTATTGCAGAATCTAACCAGCTCCCAACAATCTTGAGTATCGTCGTTTCCGGTACCTATGGTATGTCGCATAGTAGAAAATGTCATCAAAGAAAGTAATTCGTCTTTATTATAGAGACCTAATCTGATTTTACAATTGACTCCGCCTTGTCGATGGTTATCTTCTAGGAATCGATAAGCATCATTTCCTGAGACTGCTCTTATAGTTAACTTCCTAGCATAGTACTTGACAGGAGTCTTACCTATTGCATTTAATATAATAGATTTACAAGTATCTTTATGATTAATCCAATCATATCCGAACAAATGAATTAATCTGATATTCTTAGATTCGCACAGATCAGTTTTCATTTTATGGTAATTCTGAGAAATAGGCTTGCTATCAAATATTCCTAGATTAGCGTTATGTGTCCAGGTAGGATCGCATTCTATTGCAATATTATACTTAGGAATATAAATATCTAACTCGTATGGAGTAATTACCTTAAAAGTATTTCTGATTATATCTTCTTCTGGTAGATAACTAAGTAAAAAACTAAAAACTTCATCTTCCATTCTTGAATAATTAAATCTGATAAGATGTTTCAGATTATACTTAGCTATGATTTCACCTATAGAAGATTCTCTGATTCCGCATAATTCAGATAACTGAGCTAATGTAGGATATTCTTCAGTAAAATGTTCGTTTATGTAAGCTTCTGGATTTTCTCTGAATTTCATCAATTCTTGTAGCTTTTCAGGGCAGCTCATCCTGTCTGCAATGAATTTTCCTGCCTTACTTGCATTAGTTACTCCATATTTTTCCATGCAGGTAGCAGCAGATTTTTCTTTGTATTCAGATGTCTGCATATACCAATCTTTGCCATATCGTTCACGATTAGACGCTTTTGCTTTTTCTAAAAATTCCCCAGTCTTAGTAAATGAAGTTTCACCATATCTAGCTAGATTAGTATGCTTAGCTTTTTCTTTAAATTCAGGTAATTGTAGTGCATTTATTGCTCCATAACGAGCCAACATAGTTTCCTGCTGTTTCGCTACATTAGAATCTTTATTTTGCATCCATCCAATATTAGCTAACTGATATCTACATTTTTCTGAACAAGTCAACTTAGCTATATCTGCAATATCGGAAATTTCAAATTGATTTCCACAAAATTTGCATATGCTATAATGCTTATCTGGGCACAATTTTCCATTAGGGTGAGTGGATAAGAATTCTTTATTGCATAATATACATATACATTTAAACCGAGGTGTTCTATATATATCTGCCGAAGAGATTGCTTTTCTCCTACATTTCTCAGAACAGGTATGCTTATCGGAATTGCAGTCTTCTACTAAGAAAGAAGTTCCACATACTTTACATGTTCTATAATGATTCTCATAACAATAGAGACGCCTAGAGGACGAAGTATCAAATTCCTTTCCACATTCCTTACAGATCCGTCTCATTTTAATGTTATATCCTTCTTAGTTGGGTCGTCAGTTGATAATACTATTTCAATAATTTCTTTTGAAACCGGCTTATTATCTTCAAGTAATCTTATTCTATCGCCTACAACTAAGTCTTCTATATCTACTTGACCATGCTCAGTAGTTACACTATCCCACCTACAGAGCGAGGCTGTTATTAGGTTCGAAGATTCATTATAATCAGCATCTACAATCATTTCCATAGCTGGAGTTGCCCTAAATTGATGACGGATATCAAGAGCGTGAGAAGGGATCTGCTGTACATTGGGGCGCTCGGAAGATAAGCGACCTGTGTCTGCGCCAATTGCTTTGAATGTGGCGTGAATTCTGCCGTCTTTTCCAACTTCTTTTGGCAATTTATCAACAAAAGTATTAAGTAATTTATTTGTTGCTCTTACCTTTAATATCTGATTAGTTACAGGAAGATTTAACTCTTTTAATGTTTCTTTGTTACCGGAGTCTACATCGCAATGCAAGAAATTATTAAGTAAGTATTTTACTTGAGGTGAGCTTGCTTCATTGAACGCTGATCCTGTTTTGAATGGAGATTTTGATACTGTAACTGCATCAGAATTATCAATAATTTCTTGAATTATTTCTGCAAGCTTCTGCATTTCTATTGCGTACTGCTTATCATATTTTTCTTTCAATATTGCGTTATCTGCTTTATCAAAATAAACACCTGTACGATGCATTAAAGCGCAAACTCTTATCATAGGAATTTCAATATTCCATAAGAGATCTGCGATTTTTTCTAATTTGTGTTTTTGACACTTAGGATGTTGTTTTGTTACATAAGGTAACTGCCACAGGAATAATTCAAATGTTATTTTAGCGTCATTTGCTGCGTATAACTTTGCAACTTCAGGTTGTGAATATGGAAATAATTTTGGGTCAAAGAAATCCGAAAAAGATTTTGGATCTCCTTGACCTCTTTTTACATACTTCATATATAACGCTTTCAAGCGATTATCTAATTCATCTTCTTTGATGCATCGCCAAGCAGTGATTACGTCGTAATAACATACAGAGATTAGATCTACTTTGAGATCTTTATAAATCATAGCTAAGTCGAAATCCGCATTAGCGAAAATCATTTTGGTCTTAGCATTTACAAATAATTGAAGCTCTGAACCTACTTCTTCATAAGTTAATTGACCTTCATAAGGCACTTCAAATACAGGAGCAAGATGTTTACATGGAATATAACATTCGACACCTCCAGGATAGTAGAGTGATGCACCTACAATAGTGTCATGCACTCTATCAAGTCCTGTGGTTTCTGTATCAATTCCGCAATATCCACTTTCAATCGCTTTAAGCACATACTCGTGCAACTGCTCCTTACTCGTAATCAATATTGCGGGACTGTCTTTAAAATATTCCAGTACCTTATTCGTTGCTTCCTGAATAGCGTGTTGTGAAGAAGTTACGTTTTTTGATACTTTGATTGGTTTAAGTACTTCTTTTGATTTTTCAGCAATAGCATTGATTTCATCCATCTTTGCCTGACTAAATAACCCCATAGGCCACTCTCCTTATTCTTCATAAACGAATCTAAGAAAAGTTAGAAAATAGGGTTAGGCAATTCGCTATCGCTATCGTCGTCAGTATCCTCAGGAATAATTGATGTATCAGGTCCCTTCGGAGAATCAAAATGGACCTGCACGGTTTCCTGAATTGAAGTAGCTTCAGAAGTATCTACAAATGTTTCTGGCATATTAGCCTGATAGCCGGATCTTGGAATTGGTGTATATTCAGGCAAACCTGCAGCAGATTCATTTCCTGCATTCTTAAGCATATCAGCTAACTGAGATGTAGATACTTCTCTAATTATCTCAGAATAATAGTCTGGCATCTCAGCATTATACTTAGAAAGAAGCGTATCATAAGAACCTAATGAATTTCTGTAAACTGCTTCAATACTATAAGTTGTATTCACATCATTAGGAATACCGTGACGAGTAACTGTAAATACAAATTCTGAAGGGTTAGGATATCTATCAAAAACATCTTTCTGGAACTGAGGTTCAAACTTGAGGGTCCTGTCCCAGAACTGAATTTCGCCTTCGCCATCATTTGCGTCTAAATTAAGGATAGGAATAAATAACTTAGTTTGAACTCTAATTCCTTTACTACATGCAGGGCAACCCTGCTCACAACAATGAACGTATCCGGAATAATCTGCGGACTTGATATAATGCGCTTGAGCTACTAACATATCTTTCTTTGACCTATAAAGAAAGATTACATTAGCATGATCTCCGTCATTTACGAGTCGGAACATTCCGTGATAACGATCTCCATTAAACTGCTCTACAGACTTAAAAGCCATTTCAAACTCCTCCTAGTGTTTTGATTATTGTATTTTTGATGTGGCTTTAGTCCGTCTGTACTCTTGCACTTATTGATATTAAAACTTAGTCACATTTGATAACTTATGTTGAAGTTATATGTTACTATAACGATTCAGAAAATGTTACTTTAATTCAAAGCTAAGTGATGTCTATCGTATTCGCTGAGGTCTTTAAGCATCTGCTTAAGGGCTTTGCGATAATCTCTCTTCTGCTTATCAGTTTTTGCAGATGCGATAGCAGATTCATATTTCTCAATTTCTTTGACAAATTCTTCTCTCTTCTTATCGCCTACAGGAATATCCGAACCGTTAGCAATGAGTTCAAGATGCCTTACTAACTCAGAATTACTGCGAAGAGATGATATAATTGAATCATATTCTTCTGCAGATACAGACACATCCTTCAATTTGTCATTAGCGTTGCTCTTACCTCTTGTTACTGCAAGAGAATCGTCAGGATTGATAAGACGATTTACAACCTTTTCAGCCTTAGGGCCCATCTTAGCGATAATATCCCATACAGCCTCTTTGGCCTGCTTAACTTCATAAGAATCATCTACAGAAGGTGCGAGATCATAGAGGTTGACAATATCGTCTCCAACAGATATTTCATTGGAAACTTCATACTTATCGCGATTTATTTCTACAAGGGGTTCCCTCAAACAGTAGATGCAATTAGATGCAACAGTGTAAATGTATCCAGGACGGAACCTCTTTGGATCCGCCTTGATCTTTTCTACATTCTTAATGAGGTAAAGGTTAACTGTCGAAACAGCTTCTTCTTCGAGAACATAAGACCATCTCTGCTTATACCAAGCGAGTTCGATTTCATCGAAGAAATTCACAAATAATAAAACCGCCTTATACTCGTCATCTGCTGCAAGCCATGACTCATATGTAAGCGGAAATTCAAAACTTGAAAGGTATTCTAAATAAAGGTTACGTGTAGTTCTAAACTGTGACATAAGTTCTTCCTCCTGAAGTATTGATAAATATTGATATCCTGTGTTGAATTATATAAATTATAATATACAATAGAAGAAAAATCAAGCGATTTTATAAAATTCCTATTATTCTTTTAACGAGTAATAGTAATCAAACTCCGATTTAGTCAAATCGTTTACATCTCTATTTGTTACCTCACCAGTTTCGGGATCTACTAATGGAAGAATGGTCATTGTCCATACAATAGCTAATCCGGATAGTGCTTTTTTAAGTTTGCGTATACCTCTGTGCCCCGCATCATCGTTATCTAAACATAATATGAATTCTTGTGCACCTAGCTGTTGGAGCTGATCAATCTCGGATTGAGTTCCAGTACCTAATAACGCAACAGCATTATATCCATATGTTACACAAGTTAATGCATTAAATATGCTTTCACATATACATATTGATTTTGCATTCTTAGGTAATTCATATACTCCATATACTGGTTTCTCTATGCCCTTTTGCATGAAGAATTTTTTCCCTTTGATACTTCTTCTGCAAATAGTTACTACATTACCGTGAATGTCTTTAATAGGAAATGTTACGCAGGGAATAGAGTTTTTACTTCCTTCAGGCCTAAAGTTAGCATCGAAACCTACATCATATTTCTCAATTACTGGATCCGTGAGTCTTCGTTCATACATATACGGAACAGTAAGCCGATACGATGCTAATTCTTTTTCACTAATAAATGTTTGCTTAGGTTGTGTTAATGAGTTTAAATAATCTACTGCGTATTTATTAACTATATCTGCTGAAATTTCTTTTGGAATCAAATAATCAAAGTTTGTATCGTCTACTTCAAATCCAGGTATATTTTCTTTGAGCCAAGCTAGCCCTGATTGATTAATGTTTTTTCTTTTCAGAATGTCTGAAATAACTCCAGGAAGCATTCGTGAATATCCGCATGAAAAGCAGTGGCACCATCCAGCTTTAAACGATTGACCATTTCTTATCTCATCCTGTAACAAAACACCGCATGATGGATGTTTATCTCCGCCTATGTGTCCTTCAACATTAGGGCAATGAACTTGATAATAATTTCCTGTGATTCGCACTAAGCGGATCATATCAAGTTCTTCCATCTTATGCAGTATTTGCTCTACATTTTCCATCAATCTTCCTTATCCGGAATAGCAAGTCTGTATTCTATATCAGCTCCGCAATTTGAACAGTGAAGTAAATGAACTATGCCTTCACCTTCGTATTCTAAATCGCTGAAATCAAAATCTGCGTTCCATACAACAGATTTACATCCACAATGAAAACACTCGTACATTTTAACTCCTTACTGAGATAGCCACCATTCTTTTCGTGTAAATTGATCCTGAGGATACTCATTAACAACAACTAACTTGTCATTGTCAATTGAATATTCTAGTATGCTAAATTTATTGGAATTGTTAACTAATGCAATATCAACCATTTCAGATATTCCAAGCTTCATTACATCTATGTTTTCACGAGAAATAAAGTTAGCAAGATACTTTTCTGCGTTTTCTTTTGTTTGAAAATCGTGAATATCTTTAGGACAATCTGAATTACCTTCATATACAAGATACGGAAGATTAGTATCTCGTAATCCTACATATCTGTGATATTTGTAAAACTTATTGATACATTCGATAGCAAACATTACGCATACCTCCAGTATTATTGATGTTACATACTATAACGATTCAGAATTCCATATCCGGATCACTTGTAAGATCAAGTCCTTGAATAATATCAGGCTCAGGACCGTTAGATGTAGGTAAAATATTTGTATCAATATTAGGTGTATTAATCATCGGATCATCATCAGCTCCACCAGGCAAGTATTGCATATTTCCGTTGTTAACATCCCAAGAATATGATAATGTATTATTTTCATTGAGTGCCATTCTTGACTTCTCAAGTCGAATTTCAAATACGTGTTTGTCAAATACTTGGCGTAATGCATATACTTGAGTAGCAATTCTACCAATAGCATCTGATCCAGAAATGTTATAAATTGTAGGGAACGGCACGCCCTTTTCATCTTTTGATTCTTTTGTTTCTCTGTTTGCTTGAGTTGCAATAACTACTGCACAACCATATTTCTTACTCAACTGAAATAAATCATGACAGATGTTACCATATTTCTCATGATCGCTAAATCCTTTTCTGTCGTCTACCATATAAGAAATACCGTCAATTATTAGTAATTGAATCTTGTTTTTCTTAACAAATGCAGAAAGATGCCTTGGAGATACACCATCAGGCATATCTTTATCTTCAATTACAAATGCGTGAGATAATTGTTTAGGTAAATCTGAAATATATTTTGCGTATTCTTCGCTATATTGCCCACGGAATAAATCACTGTTTTTAAAATGTGCTCTCCAAGTATCAAATCGTGTAGCAAGATAAGCTGCTTGCATTTCGGGAGAATAATAAGCTACATTGAAACCTGCTGCTTGTGCTGCCTCCATCATTTTAGTACAGCACCAAGATTTACCAATACCTGTTCGGGCTATCAATACAACAAGTTCCTCTACAGTAGATAAACCTCCATAACTTAGTTTATCAATTTCCGCAAATCCTGTAGGAATTCTTGTTTGTTTGCTCCACTCCGCTACTTGATCACTTCGTTCTTGGGCAGACTGAATGATATCCATTGGAGCAGTATCATTCAACTGAGCAGATAAATCGCACTGTTGACTTAGATAGTCCCATGCTTCATTGATATCTCCAGAACCTAGATCTTTAAGCTTGTTGAATGTTTCCATAAACAGTATGTGCTGTTTATTTTTCTTTAGCTCACTTACAAGATATTCAACAGGTTCATCTACTTGAAC